CTTGTATCTGTGGCATCGATGGCCTTTTTCTTTTGATAGAGAAGATTCTCTTCTCTTGATAGCTGCTGTAAGCGTTTTTCTAATTTAGCCGGGTCCTCAGCAGGCGTGTTTGAGCCCGGGCCCACGGCGCCCTTGCTGAGGGCCTGGATTGCCTTAACAACATCATCAAGTGTAGCAGCCATAACTAAGCGTATTCCTTTACGTAGTAATTAGTTCCTACAAAAAAAGACAAGGTTTTCACCTTGTCAGTAAGTTTTACTATAATTCCGCGGAGCCGGTGGAGAGTTGGCCTCATTCAGAGTGTAGGTTTGGTTTTTTTGATTTCCGGAAGAACTGCTGGCTTGGTCAATCGCTTCTTTTTCTGCTTCAAGCTGTTTTATCAGGCGCTCAACAAACCACTTTCTCAAACCAACCGGCAAGTTGTACGCTTCTGATAGCGACCATCCACCCGAGTATTTCAAAAAGAAAAACTGCTCGTATACATTCTCCATATAATCAGGAGTTAGGCCAAAAAAAGTCCGCAGAAAGCGGAACCTCCAGTGTATTCTCGTAATCGCAGTTTCCGCACTCAAAATGTTGACTTAAATCGATATTTGGGCTAGCCGCCTTATATGCTGTTCGAAGATGGCGCGCATCAATTGAGGGGATGTTTTCAACCAAGTAACTGATGGCTTCTCGGGTTGTATTGCCGTTAACTGCCACAATCATGTTAACTAATTGTCTCGTAATCCCTCTTTCGTGTACGTTCTTGTTTTTACGATCATCCTCAATACCACGCAACAGTCGTTTTTCGTCAGCACCAGTTAATAGTCGAAATGTAACCTCTAAATTTGTTTTTGGCAGAATCGTATTGAAAGTACCGTCCGTATTGTCGGTTGAAATATAAGCACTATCACTTTCTGCTGGTGTCGATTCGACGCGTGCTAAATCAAACGTATACTCCTGCACAGTACCGCAGGCTGGGCACGTTACTTTTGTCGTATACTCATTTCCGTAAGCTGATATTCTAGCTGCAATGATCAAGGCGTTCTTGTCTCCCACAAGAAGAGAATTTGGATCAATAGACTTGTTTACAATTAGGCTTTGGATAACCCGGTCAAGCGCAACGCCCTTCTTAAGGAGGGTGCGGGAAGTCAGCATATCCTCTTCCTTTGCTGTCATTTGCTTGATCTCAATCGTATCTTCGCCATGCAAAGGGTGGGCGGACGCGTAATACGCTCCTCCCGAAGGAAGTTCTACGAACTCAGTAGGAACAATGAATGAAAAATCATTAGATTCCGAATTTGTAATTAATTGATCGGTAGACGCCGACTCGGGTTGTGGCGGTGCGCCTACTCTATTACTGTTTCTCGACAATATACACCTCTATGATTGTTTTTAGTATAACACAGTTAAATAATTATTGTACTACGATTGGAAGAAACTTGTCGTCTGGTCGCCAAGGGTTGCGCGAGAGACGCCACCCATAGTCTGAAGTCTAGCCCAGTCGTAACGAAGAGTGACACTCATCTCTACAAGGTCATCGTTTCCATATGCCAAGTCACCATACTTGATATCAGAAATAAAAGCATTCCAAAGAGTCCATTTTTCAATTTCGTTTCCTTCGCCATCAAGCTGGGTAATGAAAACTGCCCCCAGAGCGCCGGCGGCACGTGATTTAGACATAGAACCAAGAGAGTTGGGGTTAGATGGAGGAGTATATCCCGACAAGTTAATAATGTCCGACAATGTAGCGGTCATATCTGGATCGCGAGGATCAACAAGCGTCACAGTAATCTCGTTCCACTTAACAGCGCCCGGATAGTAAAAAGTGTGGTTCAGGTATTGGTGCTCTGCAGAGTTAATGGTGAAAGAAGGCTTGTTTGCCGTCTTTGCATACCACATCAAGGGTCCACCTTGTGGGGCGCTAATCCCCGTAAATTGGACCGTAAATCTAAATTGTCTTTTCGGATCCTGAAGGTTGGTACCCTCTTCACCGAAGTTGTCTGACCAGAATGGCATTTGTTAGGTTCTCCTGTTTAAGTGCTCTAAATTTAATTAGTGGGGTGGGGGGAAATCCCCCCTCATTTATTCGATTAGTCGTCGAACGATGCACCGGTTGAAGCAATCACAAAGTCAATCGCGATATATTCAATGGCACGTGCTGGCTTGACCATGATCTTAGCATATAAAATGTTTTGATCAATCAAGTCTGGGGTTGTTGTCGATTCATCGAGAATCAGCTTATAATCAGAGATACCGAAGTTGCTCTTCACGTTTGCCAAGAATGGCTCGACTAAGCCGATGAAACGGTTCCAAGTAGTTTGGACATTTTGCTCAAAGAGGATTTTGGTTGAAATAACCGAAATTTGCTTCTTGAGGTAAATTACCAGTCGGCGTACATTGATTCTATCAAGTGCAGATTGGCGTGTTTGAAGGGTCTTCTGACCGAATACTACGATCCCACTGGATGGGAACGATGCAATTGGGTTGATATTGGCTTCGTAAAGGATATCTCTCTCCTTAGACGTAAGCTTCTGAGTAACTGCAGAAACCGGAATCCCAGCGGCACCATCAGTGAGGCCACCGCGGTTGAAGCCCGCGGGCGCGAACCAAAGTTGTGCTTTGCGCTCAGAACTCGCGAGTACACCCATCATTGCCACGGATGGTGGCACCCAGAGCGCAGCTCCGGAGTTTTCATCGCGTGTCTGAACCCAAGGATAGAAGGTGGCTCCATAAGATGAGTCTATTCTTCTGTCTCTGAGAGCCGTGGCTGCCTGAGTCGGCGTAGATGCCAGACGTTCGGCTGCTGTGGAAGCTCCAGTATAGTTTCCTTCGGCTGTCGGCAAGTAGACGTCCGGCAGGTCGATTAGAGCCATTGCATCAGCGCGCTCTTCGCAAAGGTTAACCATATGCTGAGTCAGAGAGTCTCGGGTAAGACCGGGAGCCGCTAAAAGATTCATATCAATTTGCTCTGGGTCGGCCAAAGTATCAAGGGCGCGCTTCCAAGAGTAATAAATGCTACTGTTACGCTCCGTCGATGCAGCTGCCATACCGCCATTCCATAGCGGATCGGGAAGTTTGATATTAAAGCCGTCAAATCCACCCCAGAGAGGTACAGTGAATGCATCGTGGCCGGCCTTCAAGAGATCCTTGTAAGTCTTGCCAGATTGCGCAGTGTAGCTCGAGCCATCAAGTCGGGAACCAGAGCGGTAGAACATGTTGTTAACGTTTCCGCTCATTACAAGGTTATCCATAGAGAAGACATATGCGTACCCATCAATACCGGCAATAGTGCCAGCAGTTGGATCACTAGTATCCTTCATTGCTCGGCTCAGAAGTCGCTGAACGCTCGGAGTGCTTCTATCGAATGTGCTTGAGCCAGATGCGCGTGTGTATTGGGCACCGAAGAAAGCACGTGCTGGATTAGTGATACCTCCATCAGATGCCGAGTGGCGCAGGCGCACACTTGGGAATCGCAAGGCTACTAATGTTCCAACGCCGTCGCCATCAGCCGATGCGGTTGCAACCGTTCCAGCGCCACTCAGAGCGTAAACTCCGCCGGGCCCAAAAACGGTTTCAGTGGTGGAGCCAGTACCAATTGTTATGTAGGTGGATCCGACCGCGGTTCGGGAAGACCTCATAGATCCTGTCGTTACCAGTACATTCTCTGCATCTTTATATTTTGGTGGCCCATAGTAACCGAACGGAAGGAGTGTTTCGAGACCGGATGCGCCAGCAGCCACTTCAGGATTCATATCGACATAGATGAACTTAGACTGATTCGGGTATTCACCATAGCTGCGTAACCTCTTCTCTGTCTCATTCCAAGTCTGGAATTGATCTCCTATCTTGCGGGCAATGTAATTTGGAGACGTGGGATCAAGATTCAGGTTGTCGAACCTTTCTAAGATCTGAATGGCGTTATCCGAATCGGAAATATTTCTTATTAATACCGAGAAGCTACCATAGTCTGTGGTACTAGTGTTCGACTGTCTCACATTATCAATAGAAATCTTGACGTTTTTGCCAAGCCATGCGCCATGGCCGCGGCCAACAAAGCGGAACAGCTTTTGCATATCTTCGGGCACGAAGTCGGCGGATGTACCTAGATCTTGTCCAATAAGCCAGTTTGTGCGTGCTTCGCGGGCATTGCAGCCTACCATATTGGCCGGGGTGTTATCCGTGTCCATCTCGACACTGCCGCTCAGACCTAAAGGCACCACAACTCCAACCAGGGTAGACGTAAGGCTTCCGTTCTTTTCTTCACATAAGTCACGGGTTTCCTGATCGTAAGTCTCCCCAAGCCAATAGTCTTTAAGGGAGGCTTCGGGGTAGAAGTTTCCGGAATTGAACAATTGGGGATTGGTGTTGAATACCTCGCGAATATATGTATCGGCATTGTCGCTAAGGCTGAAAAGATACTTCTTGGTTGTGCCATCGCCGGAAGTGTGTTGGGCCGTAAAGACACCGTTGGCATCCGAAAGCACAGTACCTCCAACACCAACAACATTATCTAAACCTTTTTCAACAGAACTCGTCAAAGCGCCGTTGCTCCACATTGTTCCCGAAAGCCCCATAACACCGGCGTCCAGGTACCACACAGCTGCGAGTGTTCCAGTTGCATAGGTAGTTCCTGAGCCAGTTAAAGTGAATGAAGCTGACGGCCAAACAAAAAGTCCGAAGGCGCCACCACCGCGTTTGTTGGTACCATCGGCAAGGCCAAGAGTTCGCCAACCAGCGTTAGAGGCATAATCGGGAGATGTAGCTGTCTCGGCTTGAGGGTGTTGATGCCCTAAAACACGTACATATGTGAGCGGGGCAACATTAGATGCTAAAAATGCCTTTGAGGCATAAGTCCCATAAACCGGCGACTGAAGGCTTAGGCCATCTCGATAGACGTCACCGCCGGCCTTTCCGGGTATGGTGTCTCCGAACATATTAACGAAATCGGAGTAAGCTTCCACTTTTACTGGCTGCATCGAAAGGCCGCGGCGGGCGCGACCGACTACGGCAGGACCAATAGCTGTTGGGGAGCGGGGGATAAAGGAGTTATCAATCTCGTTGATAAAAACTCCAGGAGATACGAACTTAAAATTCTTCACTGACATGGTTTGGCAATCCTCTTAAATAATAATTGTCTAAAGACGCAATAATCATTACCTAAATAGTATTTTGCTTTTCAAAAGGAGGAAGAGATAATAGAAAAAGCGCTTTAGTTCCTGAATTAATCTTCCAAAAACGATGGCTCTCCAGGAATTACGCCCGATTCGCGCGGGAATGTCACTTCTACCACCGACTCTTCAATTTTAACGAGAGGCCGATCATCATTGTCACCTTCTCCGATTAAATACCCCAAAATCCGTAGATTAATCGTTGTTTCAAACATTCTCAGATCTTCGTTGAGGTCGGACATATTGTTATTATGAGTAAAACTTTGATCTATAAATGCTTCATAGATGTGACCATTGCGCTTGAGCAAAAATGAGTTAATCTGGCCCGTTCTTGTCATAAAAGGCTGCATCAATTGATTCATTTGCTGTTGATATTCAGTTTTTATTACTATTTTATATTCTACATTCACATACACTGGGATAGGTATCGACAAGGTCTGTATTACAACTTGTTTGTTAATACGGGGATAGTAATCCTGAAGCTTGCCGCCATTGTTTGTCCTGGTTCCTGTGGCTACCGCAAAATTGCGTGTTTTGTCTTGCTTTATTTTTTTAGCTATTACCATACGTCCGGAACGTCCTTTTTGATCTTGACTAAAAGTATTAGCTTGAAAGCTACCTTTTCTTTCGGGATCTTTTATAATGCCCGTTCGTTCAATACTGACCGCTGGTAGTATAAGCGCGCCTTCATCATCACGTAGTGCACGATTAGACTTTACCTGAAAGGCTCTCTCCGGAGTTTGCCAGAATACCGGTACCTTTTCAAATCCCCTGTTGCTTTTTGCTCTTAAACCAATATCTTCTTTAAGCCAAGAAACAATAGAATAGTCGATACTCTCGATTGTAGAGGCTAGCATCCCTATTTCTTCTAATGTGGCACTTGTGGCGCCAGGAGGTAATTGCGCGAAATCAAAATTATCAGGTAGCATCAAAAAGTCCCTTTCTGGCGCGCCTACAGGTCGCGGCAATTTCAAAAGTGTGGCCAACTTGACCAAAAAGCTTTCGAGGTTCCGATAATTTAACTATCTCGTAATATGTTTTACCGTATAAAATAAAATCTCCTTCGCGAGCAAACAAATCCTGATCCTCTGTTAGGCGCCGTTTGTGAAAATACACAGTTACTGTTGAATCAGAATCGACACCAATACCTTGAAGATAGCTGGTGGCCTCATCATTGAATTCGACCAAAGCATATATACGAAGAGGGGGAAGGTATGTTTTCTCAATCGCCTCTCCATACATATCATGAAACCGTGTGGCCTCCAAGTCGATAGGGTAATACAAAATTTGTTGACCAATGACCTTTTCTATAAGCTCATCGTTAACTTGCTTAACAAGATCTCGCTCTTTTTTACCTAAAAAGAGGGGTGGAGGCGGCTGTTCTGGTCTGTTCCATTCGTCTGACATCTATCCTACCCCACAAAAATTGGCAATGGCGAATTTTTAAACACATTTTGTGTTGCATCCGTCGTTTCAGAATCGTATTTAACGAGTTCTTTGTATTCAGTCTCTTTCAGCATCTCCATCAGCTTATCTTTTAACTGAAGCTGTTCATCTTTTGCTTGTGACAGCAATTCTGTATGGTTTAGTGTGACGCTTTCTCCCGGAATGGGAATCGTTTGGAACTTTCCGCGTATTTGGCCTAACATCTCCTTACACAGTGCTAAGCAATATTTTCTAATCCACTGCTTACCGATAGCATTGATGTTTGCATAGGGGATATTATCGAAAGGTAAAGTGTTAAGATTGTTTACGCCGTGCACACCGTCATTGTATCCTGCATTAGATGAAAATACGTTCATGTCTTCAACATAAAACCGAACCCATATGCGATCTAAATCGCCGAAATCCCAGTGACCCGGTTCTGGATATATTCTTAGCTTGTTGTCTATAATTTCGTATGAATAATGTGATGTACGTGTGTAGATATTATCTTCATACATTATGGCTTGCATCTTGTTTTGCCACGAAGGAACAATTTCAAATGTTGAATCATCAGCAAACTGGCCATATGTATTAAGGTTGCCCACAACACCCAAACCACCATAGTATCCAAAGAAGCGCCACATTGCGCGCGGTGTCTTGTAGAAAACTTTAGTTATAACAACCCGATCGTCCCCCACCTTGCCAGCAAACGGTACGGCGTTTCCAGAATCATCAACACCATCTGAAGATGCTGTTTCGATAATATTCTGTAGATCATAGTCTTGCTGTTTTGTCACCGGCTTGAAAGAAGCCGAATATTCCGGTAAGGTTCCACCGTATCCACCAATTGACGCCATCGAATCAGCTACTTTGTTTGCATAGCCAGATCTAAATCTTGGGTACCGCAAGTTGCCGCTAACAGGGCCACTGATTAGAGTTCCGTCATGATTAAATGTCCCGGTCGTGTTGCCTAGAGCATTGGAAAGAACATTCTTTCCCTGATGCATGTTAATAATGTAAGAATACTCTAATACTGCTTCTTCATATGCAGCATAAACATTAGAAGGTGTCAGTTCAATATCAACAACATCGCCACCGAGCTTTTTGTACACATAAGCAACTTGATCAGAAGCACCACTAAGGAATGGAACAGAAGCTGTATATATGCCGAAAGGGCACGCGCCAGAGACAGCTAATGCTGAACCCGTTGAGGTTAAAACAATAGCACTAGTGGTAGATTTGGGATTTAAGTTTGTCGGCACGCATTAGCCCTCCTGTTTGTTTACTTGCTTTTTGTTGTGCGTCTGTTGGTTGTTTTTTGAGCTTTGGCTGTTTTGCTGGTCTTTTTTGTTTTCGCCGTTTTGGTGGTTGACGCAGAGACTTTGACTGGTTCGCGGGGTGCTTCTTCTGCTACTTCTACCTCTGCTACCTCAATTTTTGGTGCTGATTCTTCCAGTGCAGGTGGCGTAGCGTCGACTTGCTGTTCAGCATTTCTTCTCAGCCTTAAAATACGTTTCCATTTTTTACCCATGATATATTCTCCTATATGTATAAAGGTACCTAATAAATAGTTTGCCGTCCCACAAAAGTGAAAATCTCAAAAATTTACCGGCGAAAAAATTTGAAGGATCGGTGTTTTCAAAAAAAATGCCCTCATTGAAGAGGGCATCTTGTATAATTTTATAAGCAGTCTAGTTGCCGCCGGCGTAATCAAACTCCACGATGAAAGTGAATGCTCCACCTGTGAAATTACCGCCCGCTGCGATTACACGCATATGAAGCTCTGCAGCACCAGAGCACCATGCTGCGGTATCTGGTTGTTGCACAAGCGGAGCGTCTGCGGTTAATGCTGTGGCCAAAGCTGTGTCTGTTGAGGTTCCAACTCCGCCGTTTACACTGGTGCCAGTTTCGAAAATGACTGCAGCAGCATAGTCAGTTCCCGCAGCCGTGGTGCCGGCTTGGACTGTAACGTTGCCGCTACCTTGGGTTGATGCTGTGCTGCAAACAACAGTCAGCTTGGTAATCAAGGAATTTCCGGGGATATAAATTGCCCCTGAATCGATATTTGGCGAGCCGGCCGAGAAGGCTACTACCTTGGAGACTACGTTTTTGCCGTTAATGTAAGCACCCGATGCGTTTGTGTGCGTTTGAACACCAGTGACACCGAGAGTGGTAGCATTGACGGTGGCGAGTGTGGCTTCCGTAGCGGTAACACTCTCTTGAGTGAATTTCTTAAGCAGAGCGTTAAGACGGTCTTTATTCTGATTAAATGGCATTGTGAAGAGTCTCCTTTTGGGCTAAATGTGTAATAAATACTCTTTTCTCTATTAAGTAGTATCGTCACATACAAAAGCCCCCGTCAAATGACGGGGGCTTTATATTTAGTCAGCGTTACTGATTATTTATCAGGATCCGCCTTCACCAATCATGCCGCGAATAACGACAAGACCGTACATATCGGGACGCACCATCTTCTTAGCGTACCGAGTCATCACGCCCTTGCGAGGCACGAAGTCTTCTGGTCCGAAGATAGTTGGTGTGGTTTGCAGTGGGACGTACGGAGCGTACACATATCCGCTTTCAAGGAAAGAGGATCCGCGACGACCGACGAGCACCAAGTTACGCAAGAAGTATGGATCAACGTATACGTCGAACTTCTTGGTAAGTGCTCCGACCTTCACAGCGCCGATGGAACCACGCTCGTCGTCACTAGTGACGGTGGCGCGGAAGCCAGCAGTGAACTCAAGGACGTTGGCAACTTCAGGTCCGCAGACAATAAAGTTAGCTCCGCCGCGAAGAGTCTTGCGGTGAATTTGTGCAGAAACATCGTTGATGGTTTCAACGAGAGTCTCATACCACTCGGATACAGTACCAGTGAAATCGGGAGCCTTAGTGGCAGCACCAATTTCAGCGCCTGTGTCACGATTAACAAACAGACCCGGTGAGCGAGCCCAGTACTTAGTACCAGCCTTTGCACCGCGAATAAGATCTTCAAGGATCTCTTGATCGATTTCGAGAGCAACTTGCTCCGAAAGGATGCTTGTCAACTCAACCTCTGCATCAAGGTTGTGGTAGGCGTTAAGGTCTTGACCTAACTCCGGAGTCCACTTAGCCTTGAGCTTCTTGGTCACAGCGGTCACAGCCACGGAATCGACCTTGATGTCGATCTCGGGGATCTTCTCGTTGTTTTCAAGGCCCCATGGGTCGTCACCGACCAGAGAACCGAGAGCGCCACCAGCGACAAAGTCGTCAGTGATTGGCCAAGAACCAGAGATAAGGTTTGCACCGCCTGAACCGGGATAACCTGCACCGCCGGCAGCGTGAGTAGAACCAGTCAGGATTTCTGCTAACTGTGTTGCAGAAGTCGAACCATCATAGGATGCAATAACGATGATAGCGTGTGAATCGCCATGATCAGTTGAACCAGTGATACGAGTTAAGCGTTTAAGCTGAACACCGTTGATGGCTGCGGAGCCCGACGAAGCGAGTTTACCCATACCAGCGTGACCAGACGCACCAGAAACGACGAATGCGTTAAGGTTGCGGTTGCCAAGTGCAGCATCGAAGTCAGTAAGACCTGACAATTGAATACTACCAATAGCAACAGTAGCAGTACCAGACTGCGACTCAAGTTCAGCATCATACTCACAAAGCTTCGGAACATCACCAGCAGAAGAGCTGTATACACTCGAAGTGACAGCTGTAATCGCTAGGTTACCGGAGCCGGTTGGTGAAGCGTAACCGTTGTTAAGGTTGTAAGGACCTTCTTCGGCATTCGCTGCGGTAAGCTTAACACCACCGGTTAATTGTGAACCGACGATGCCGCCTCCGTAGAGCGACTCTTCATCACCTTGGGGATCACCGTAACCAAGACGGGGCAGACCTGCACCTTCGCTTGAGATAGTGAAGTCCAAGAAGAAAATGAGGCCCGAGGGCAAGCTCATTGGTTGGACAGAGACAAGATCGTTTGCGATCAAGCCAGCGAAAACACGACGGACGATTGGGAATGCGACGGCTGCAAAGCCCTCAACATCTCCACCCTTCATTGTCGAAGTTTCGCGAAGTAGTTCTTTTGCTTGGTTTTCAAGCAAGCGAGCCATTGAGTTACGGTTTTGATCTCCATCAAGACCCTCAAGAAGACCCGTCTTCTCCCACTTGGAAAGAAGAGCGTGTCCTTCTGCTCGCATATCACGATTGACCATACCTTCGGTCAATCTTTCGATAATACTAGACATTTTAAATCACCTCCTTTTTTTTATGATTGTTTTATTCCAGCTAAACGACGCATTCTATCAGAAAATGCATCGTTGGGTTTTGACGACTCTTGACGAGTCGCACGGATAACAGAAGAGGGACGGCTAATTGCTTCGCCTAGTGATTGTGGTCCGCGCTTTGGCGTGGACTCCACTGTGCTTTGAAGCGTTTCAAAGATCGTTCTTGCTTCTGCGACCGAACCGGCGCTAGAAATCGCTTCGACAATTTTATTTTTTTGTCGCTCATTTAAGGAGGTATTTCTTAAAACACGGTTCGTGTATAGTAAGCGAGCATTTGAAAGGTTAACCTCAAAAAGATTTTCCTTTAACTCACTCATAATTTCTTTATATTGCTGCATTTGCTGTGTGAGATTGTTGTTCTCATCACGCAGCGCTATATAATTCTCATCTAATTCTTCTTTTTCATCTAAAGTTTCTTCTTCAGTAGATGCCTCGTGGGCTAGCTCTCGCTCTTGGCCCAACTTAAGTTGTGATGTGGGTCGACCACCCCAGCCTGAAAGTTCAAAACCGGTGTCGACATCTAGTTTTTCCATCACTGCGTCGACTAATGCGTCTAAGGGGGAATCTTGTTCGTCTAGATCGGCTAAGCCGCTCATGGCTTGACTATCTGCTTCCTCTTCCTCTGCAGAAGGATCGACATCAATGTCCATTTCTTCTTTTACTTCGGCTGCAGCCTTCTTCATTGGCTCTTTTTTATCTCCGTCTTTGTCTAAATCGAGAAAATCTGGTTTTTCATCAGCCTCTTCAATAGCATCCTCTTCAACAGACTCAGCTAGTTGCGCAATTGCTTCTTGCAAGGCGCCTAAATCGATATTGACCTCAACGTCTTCACCATTCTCTGCGAGTGATGAGAGGTTCTCTCCCTCGTTATGAGATAATCCATCGGTTGCCGCTAAGGGAATGTTATCTTCCGTAACCTCTTCGTTTGATTCGTCGATGGCACTAGACGCATCGGCGTCTCCTCCGAGGTCAAGGCCGGCAAGAGGATCGACCTCTTCTTGCTCTAATAACTCTTCCAATACGTTTTTTACCTCGTCTGAGTACTTTTCAATAATGGTGCTTTCGGCATTTTTTAACGCGCTTTCGCGAAGAGCTTTGGCGTCAACAATAGCCTCACCAAGTAAACTAGACATGAATTTTCTCCTTAAGTTGACAATAATTCAAAATAAATAGTATTGACGCACACAAAAGGCCATTTTTTAAACTTTTGTAATATTAGCCAGATGGGCGATGATTGTTATTTTATTGTGGCAAGTGAACATTAGCAGCGATGCATCGAATGTCATCAGTTGAGTTTCTAATTGCGGTGGCTGCTACTGACCAGTTTACAGCATCGTCTGTACTCTTTAGAAGGAGGCCATCTTGTGCGCATATTACCCAGGTGTTGCCATCGGTTGATGCATCTCTAAGGTTGTCGCCAGACGTAATCGAAGAAACATCAACAACATTAAAGTTGCTAATTGATGTTCCGCTAACATCGGCGTAGCCTATTTTCTGTCTATCGTGTGGAACGACAAGGATTCTTCCTTGATAAGCAACAATCGTTGTTCTCTCGCTGTCTCCCGTCCCATAGTTTTCTAAGGCTCCGCCTCCTGCTTCGCTGCTCCAAGTAGTGACGTCGGCGGTAGAGCATGATCTAAGAAATGTTTTTCCTGAATCCGTAGTGCGCTCATAGGAAATCACCCAGGTATCACCGGTATATGCCATTCCACTAATTTTGCTAAAGTTTTCGCCAGTAAAAGTATGTGCTAACGTAAACGAGGTGCCATTATTTGTACTGTAATAAATTCTTTCGTCTTGACCCATCATCCAATTTCCGTATCCATCGCCGGCAAGTGCTGTTATTCGATTCCCAGTGTGGCCGGTTATTCCGCTAAGTAAAATCTCTGACCAATTTACGGCGCCGTCAATACTTCTATAGTAAGCCTTGTTGTCTCCTTGTTCGCCAACAGCCATCCACACACCGGCTTTGGTGCGTGCTGAACTCTCGGTCCAAGCTATAACAAACTGATCACCGTCATCCGTTGCTGAATTATCTATATTAACGCTTGTCCAAGGTTGACCATCTGCGACATTAGCACTGCTAACAGAAACTTGTTTTGATTTTGAGTCATTTGTCATGCAATAGATTCCGTCACCTTTTCCATTTTTACCGTAAGCAACGTCATATGCTCCCGAAGTATCCCCACCATCAAGTCTGTCGTAAAATGTCCAAGACGTGAGATCTGAATTAGAAGCGTAACCAGCGTATTCGAGCGCGGTGCCGGCAACCCACCGAGTGGCGCCAAGTGTGGTGTCGTAAACATTGGATGTGATAACGTGAATATTGGTGTCACTATCGGGAAATCCATTTACAATTTTAGTCCACGTGGCACCTTTGTCGGTGCTCTGCCACATATCACTATTTTCAGCAGCTATTATCCAATTGCCGCGGCCATCGGTCGCAATATCTCTTGCATTTTCGCCACCACTAATAGCGTCTACTTCACTGTAATTTGATATTATTTTGCCACTGACTTCGAATATACCAACCTGTCGCCTATCAAGGCTAACAAACATTACACGGCCGGTCCTATCTGCCGCGGCGCGGACATACTCAAATGGATATGCGAAATCAGGCGACAGAATATTTGTGTCGGTAGGTGTCCCAAAATCTGTTAAATCTGTTGCTGCGGCACTAGCAACATATAAATCATTTTCAAGCTGTTGTTTATAAATCATCACAAAACTGTTATTTGTGTAAACAATGCTAAATAGATATCCCACATTACTGAGTCCGTGAGCTACCTTCGACCAATTAAGACCGTCGTTTGTGCTTACAAACATTTCTTTTCTTTGAAGCATTACCCAGGTTCCATTTCCATCAGAAGCTATCTCTGTTGCTTGCCTGTTCTCGCCGGCGCTCCCTGTTTCCCAGGTGTCACCTGGCATATTCGAGGTAATTTCAGTCCAACTAATTGTGCCGTCAGTACTACGAAATACTTTGCCGCCACTGGTACCACCTATCCAAACACCCGCTTTTGCGCCATCGGATGCTTCGGCCCATCTTAATGCGGAAAATTGGTTGCTAATATCGCTACTATTAACTATTTCTAAATTTGTCCAATCGGCTGCTATTGTTGCGTCTAAGCCGCTGACTGCTAATTGTTTTGTAGTAATTTCGCCTTGGCCACCGCTATCTAGTTTTTGAGTCAATACATAAATACCCTCACCATCGACGTTTTTTCCAAGAACGCCTCTTAAAGTTGCATTTCGATCATTAGCATCAGGCTGGTATGTGGCACTTGTCCAATCGGCTGTTTCGATGCTTGGTTCGTTGGCGTATCCATATTTGCCAATACCGAATGAAGTTGCAGCAAAAGCGCAGATCCAATCAGGTTGTCTTCTGGCTCTCCTTTCGTCGATTGGCGGCGGTGATGGATTGGCATTTATGCTTCTAACAGATAACTCGACTACGCCATTGATTGACGTAATATTATCGCGATTAGTTGAATTTAGTGAAGAATAATTAGACATTAGGTTACAATAAGATAATCTGGACTTGGGTTAAAATATACCACATTGGCTTGTGTCGTGCAATTGCCCAACACACGAAGTATTTCTCCTGAGCCCGATGGTCTCATGGTCGTAATGTGTCCGGGAGCCGAGATGTAAACTGTCGCGCCGGGTACGAATGCGCCACTCAAATATGTGTGGACGTCGAAGAATCCGCGAATAAGCATTCCATTGGTTGCAGGAGCAGCCCCAAGAGCGATACCCAGCATACCTAAACCACCAGAAGCTGCATTGATCATATCGGTCTGCTCCCAACTGGAGCCACTGTGCAGATAGTAAAGCTTTCCTGTTGTCGTGGTTCCGGTACCAAATTTGACCGCCTCTCCGCCGCCGGTGTCGTTGGCCAGAGTGGTTGGGTTATGGTGTACGTCAAGATCGGTTTTGGGATCGGAGTTGTTGATCCCAACCGCGTCATTAGCGCCCTTAACATAAAGCATGTATGTGTTGTTATCGGATTCTACGCGGAAATTAACTAAGGTGTTGTTAAAGTCCGTACCCCCTTGGTTAACGACCACCTCTGGTACCGCGCCATCTAGACGCAAACCTTCTTTAATCGTACCATCGTCATTACATTTGAACACAATATGTCTGTTGTTGGTGTTGTTTTGTACTAGAATATTCTCGGAAGAGTTTATTCCGATTAGTGCATTTGCTGAGCTAACGCTGCGACTTAAATACAAGTAAGGTTCCGTTTCCTTTAGTGTAAGGCTGCCGGAGTTGTACATTTCACCACTAGCACTAAGATAAAATACCGGATCTTTGGTGTCAGATTTAACTGATATTAGTTTTTCGATATCTGAGCCGGATACATTTAACACACCACCCAAATGACCACCACCAACAGCGACTTGGCCAGAGCCGGATACACCAAAACATATTCTATTCCCTTCGTGATCAGCGGCCTGAGCCATTATCAGCATTCGGTTGCTAGTGTCTGATGGTCTGATGTGTAATATTCCATCTTGTGGGCCTTCGCCGCTTCTATCTCCGATTGCTAATCTTGGGCTTGAACCAGTAATATGCAACCCTGTCGAGCCAGTAATTGAGCCGCTGACTCTTAAGTACCCTGAAGTCTCAACACCAGTCGAACTATAGAGTCTGGCGGAGCCCGATGCTGCTCCGGCAATGCCCGTCAAACCAGAGCCGTCACCATAGAAATTGGCTGCGTGAATGGCTCCCGTCACAGCTAAATCATTTGAAGATGAAATGGAGCCTACTGTTCTTATGGTACTCGAGCCAGAGACAGAGCCACTGATCACAATATCGGAAAACGATCCAGTCCCTTTAATTGTGGTAGTATCAGCGCCGGCAGTACCTAAAATAGTAGATCCGGATACTCTCAAGTAACCCGAGGTTTCAACCCCTGCAACACTATAGTGCCGATCGGAACCTGATACAGATATTGCCGAGACGGCCGTTAAACCAGAGCCGTTGCCATAGAAGTTAGCTGCGTGGACGGCACCCGTGACAGCAAGATTCACTGAAGAGGATATGGATGCCGCGGCATAAATGCCATCTGAACCAGAGATGGAGCCCGTAGCAACAACGCTGGAGAAAGAGCCGGTACCCTTAATCGTAACGGTGGCGGCCAATGTAGCAGAGCCAGAGGCCTTTAAATACCCTGAAGTCTCAACACCAGTCGAACTATAGAGTCTGGCGGAGCCCGATGCTGCTCCGGCAATGCCCGTCAAACCAGAGCCGTCACCATAGAAATTGGCTGCATGCACAGCGCCGGTGACTGCTAAATCATTTGAAGACGAGATGGAACCAACCGTGGCGACACCCACAGAACTCGAAATTTGAGTGCCATTAATCACTGTTGCGAAATTTGTGCCCGGGCGTACAGCCAATCCCTGATCTGAATAGACGCTGCTAGCATGCACAGCACCGGTCACAGCTAAATCACCTGAAGACGACAGTGAACCAACCAATCGCAATGGTCCAGAGCCGGATACGTCTCCATTAGAATCGATAACAAGCAAATTAGTATCATTGGCTTTTCGGAATTGAACCTTAGTTGCACCGGCATTGTCTCCCATTCTCAATCGAATATTTTTATCCACTGCATTGTTGCGAATATTTAAATGGTCTGCTTCAGCCGCAATAACAGAATTGGAGCCGTTATAATAAATTTGCAATTGGGCGCCCCCTCCGAACGAAGCAGAGGCATTGGTGTTGTTGAAATTAACACCCCTGGATGCCGTAACGGGAGAGGCGAATTGGGCAGCTCCTGTCACTTTCAACTGCGCTCCGAGGAGCGTATTCCCCACTGCCTGCAGGGTGTTAGAAGACGATATTATACCTACCACTTTTAAGGTGTCGGTGCCAGTCGATCCGGGATCGCCGAATGTAAGGTTGGCCTCACCTTGTACTGTGTTCGCATTCACCGCGGTAATGACCCTGTTGTCCACTGCCCCGTTATAGTTCGCAATAGCTGCTGATGATAGCCCTGTTAATCCGGATCCATCACCGTGAAAGCTAGCACCATGCACGGCGCCAGTAACTGCCAAATCGCCAGAAGATGAAATCGAGCCCACAGTTCGCACAGTATTTGAGGAAGATAAGGCCCCGATAGCGCTGACCTTGAATGACGATTCTCCGCCAATGTTTAGCGCGCCACCATTGACGCCCAGCGCACCCGAGATGGTTTGTTTTGATAAGACAGCACCGGTCACGTTAAGATTGTTGCTAAGGTATGCCACTCCTCCGAGTTCTAAATTCAAAGACGCCGATATTGAACCTGAAGTTTTGACCGATCCTGTGGTGTGGACATTGCTGCCGAACGTCGATGAGCCCTGAAAATGGGCTCCAAAAGCAGAGGAAAGACTCGAGTTGAGCTTTGTTTGCGCATTTACAGTCAAAGTACCATTTAAAGTAGTTGTGCCACTAACAGCCAGTGTGCTTCCCAGAGTTACGGCGCCATCATTATGCATAGCTTTGGAGCCAGAATAGTAACCTTGGTTATAAATGTATGGATTACTAATCGGAGCAAAGCCTCCCGCTGCCGAAGCTCGTTGAATATTTATATCGGCGCCGACAAGCGAGGCGCCATTACCTTGAAGAAGCTGTGAGGCTGACACAAATCCGACCACCTTAAAATTAGTGTCGTCCCATATTAAATTTGCAGAGGCTCCGAGTGCGGTGCCTCCTTCATTAAACTGAATCTGTGTATCAGAGCCGGCGGGAATAATGGCAGTTGCTGGTATGCTGGTAAGGCCAATACCGCTTCCATAGAAGGATGCTGCCTTTACAGCACCTGTTACATATACATCAGCAGACGCGGAGACGGTGTCAATTCTATAAATACCAGAGCCTGATATTAGAGTGTTTGTGATGTTGAGCCTTGGAGCGCCGCCTGTTCTCAATATAATTTGATCATTCTCAAAATCAATTTGGACATCATTCGGATCGCCTTCGTACTGAATATCTCCAGTATGCTGGGGGCCCTTGTTGTTGTTATATGCCATCTAAAGTTTCCTTTTTATTTTAGTTGCTATGGGTTCCAATCACCCACCAATTGGAGCCGTCCGATTGCAAACAACGAACCGCATAATTGTTTTTTATAATTAGTTCGGAGTGCCGATCAATCGTACCTTCTTGCACCTTAAGAGTTACAGGGTGAGTTCGTAAGTTGTATTTATCACTGTTCGCTTTTTTAAAGTTAAGTATCCGCCCTTTATGATCGCATGCTGGCGGTAACATTACGTCTATCGGATTCTTGTTTGTATCACAAACAATTGTGTAGTCCTCATCTCTAACTGCGTAGAGTCGTTCGTTTACATTGCAGATATTTCCGACAATTGCACCGCTGCAACTTATCGTGCCCGCTACATTTACGGAAGTAGTACGTACAGTTCCTTTGACAGTGAGAGTGTCCGATCCGGAATCATACACAAAATTTGGTGAAGATTTAAATCCGTTATTATCTTTTAGTTGAATCGCGTTTAAGATTCCGTGCGGTTGAGGTGCTTTAATCTTCAAGTAGTTGTTGTAAAAATTATTCAATGTTGTTTTGGTGATTATCCCTCTAGATTGATCGGCAACCACCAACGAATCGTTATCGCTTAAATTTTGACCGTTGGTTGCGATATTTGTAACAGTCTCCAAATCAAGAGAAAGCTTTCCATTTGTGACTGTTATGCCGCGGCTAGTGTCAGTTGCGACACCAACTTTCTCATTCTCAATTAAAAGACCGGGGCCCGGGTTGACCTGTAGTCTTCCTCTTATATTTTTAAGACCATGACCCAACTCAAGACTAGATGCTTGTATTTTATCGACGAAATTGTTAGAAGGAATATTTGTTAAAGTCTCAGCAGAGCCGACGAATCTTGATGCCTCAACAATATTAGTTCTCATTACAGATCCATCAAAGGTAAGATTGTAATGTGCCCGGGCAGTGCCTTCCTTCTCCCACACCAGTAAGCCGTTGGTGCCGCCGGCATTTATTTTTTTAATTGCAACGTCTTTCATAGTTGCACAGGGGCTCTGGGCGTCTGTGTCGTAAAACACGCTCGCACTAATTGTATTTTTAAATATTTTGTTCCCGTCTATCTCCTGATCGCCGTGTTGATCTACGGAGCCGTCAACGGTGCCCTTCAAGACATTATAAGCCATACTTTGTCCTCGTCTCTAATAAATAGATTATTTTTGTTTATTAGACATATAAAAAAGGATGCCCCCACAAGGGAGGCATCCAAAAATGAGATAATCTTCAAGATTATAAAAATCCTAGAAGATGACCCAAACGTCACTACCAACATACTGCAATGAGATTGCAGCGCCGGCAGATTCAAGGTGAACCTGAATATTTCCGTCAATGGTTTGTGAACCAGCACGACGAATGATAACATCAGCATTCATTGTGCCAGGGGCTTTGATGCGAATGATATCGTTGTTGGCTGGAGAAGCTGGAAGTGTCAGAACTTTCTCTGTGGAAATACTTCCTGTACCGAAGTTCATACCCTCTACGAGAGTGTTTGGACCATCGGCGCCCCAAGCACGTGAGCTAACAGCAGCGTCAGTAGAAAGAACACCGTTAAGAGCTGAGATACCATCACCCGCCATAGCTGTTGCAAGGTCGGCAATGCTTTCCTTTTTAGAGTTATTGCTATCGTTTGCATCGATAATAGCGATACTATCGGCAGCGACATCAACATCAGCAGCACCCAACTCGTTAAGGTCAAGTGACATAATACCAGAAGCAGCACCAAGGCCAACACCAGCTAAGTCAGAAGCAAAGTTAGTGCGGGTACGAGCTTGCAGATCCTTAGTAGTGCTATCAAGCGAAAGAATCAAGTCAGCAGCGTCAAGAGCAGCAGCAGCAACATTCGGGAAGTTGACAACAGTACCGTCAACCTGAAGGTTGCCGGAAACGTTAACCAGGCCACCGAAAGTAGCAGCTTTCTGGAAGATTGCTGTACCAGAGGATGACAAGGAGCTAGTAATTGCCATGTACCCGAAAGAAGACGAGTGAGCGACTACGGCGCCCTTAGTGCCACCGAAGCGGCCGTTGGTGAAGACTGCGTCTGCAGAACCCGTAAGGGAGCGCAAAGAAGAAACGTCTTTGTTGGAGTCAGCAACAACAACTTTGCTAGCAACGACAGCAGTACCGGCACCATCGATGAAGCCGATTTCTGAGTCAGTGAGAGCAGAAAGAGTTGTCAGCTTAGCAGCAGTAACGTCTGCACCAGCACCGTCAAGCTTGTTAAGCTCAGCAGCAGTGGAAGTGACTGCGCCATCGGCGAGCTTGAATTTGCCTGCGCCAGCAATAGTTAATTCACTGTTAGCTTTAACTGTGATTTCAGTTGCAGCAAGAGTCAGTAAATCTGCATTGCTAGCGTTGCCGATTGTGCCGTCATCTGGGGTAGCCAGAGTTTTGACAACAGTGTCGCCGTCGGCATCGACGGAGAAGCCGGTCATTGTAATGGTAGCAGCAGTCAGATCGCCAGCGGTATCGATGTTACCACTAGTAGCCAGAGTGCTACCAAGAGTTACAGCACCAACGTTGTGCAGAAGTGAAGAACCAGAAACTCTACCAGTCCTACCCACCGAGTACAGCACGCTTCCGCTTACAGCGTCAGAAAGAACTTCGAGAGAACCTTCTTGTTGAAGGGAGCCACTCATTACAGCAGCCCCTATTTGAAATTTATAAGCCATGTTAAAAAACCCTCCATATTAATAGTTTTCTTGTATGGTTAAGATGAACAGATGAATCTATCCAAATTTGACGCACAGGGAGCCTATACGTCGCTTATAAATAGTGTGTACCGTGCAGTATTTTTTTACGCTATAAAGAATTTATTCGCGCCGTTACAATAAAGCTGTATTGCTGCGAAAGGTGATGATAAAACTACTTGATTTTCACCATCAATTGTGTCACCACTTCCGACTGATCCAGATACAGTTATATTGTTTATAGCCGATTCGCCGCCTTCATCCTTGACTATTATGGTATGACCATTAATCAACGTGTTGGCCGCTGGAAGTGTCACTTTCACTATGTTACTTGTAGAGTCGACCCCAATATAATAATCGCCAACAGTAACAGTGTGATTGCTATTCACTTCTCTTCTACTGTAGGCGACACCTCCGCTTAGATAAGCAGATCCTGACACCTTAAGATAGCCAGATGTCTCCAAGCCGGTGGTGCTGTAGATCCTAGCCGAGCCCGAAACTCCGACGCCAATAAGGTTTGAACCATCGCCATAATAGGCAGTAGCATGTACATTCCCAGTTACCGCTAAATCGCCTGAAGACGATATAGAGTTGCCAACGACAACCGTACCAGACCCGGATAACTCACCATCGAGGCCCAAAATCTGCCCATCAAACGTTAGCTTTGTGTCGCATCGCAGCGTGTTCGCATCGCCGCCGGTATTGATCACCAGACTATCACTATTAGGAAGCGCTACCCGAGGCACGTTGATAACTGTTGCGGCATCGGATGTACTCAAATTACCGGAGACAATACCGGCGTTAACTCCCTCTACTTTTAGCAATTCTTCGGGCAAAAGAACGCTGCCAGATAAATTATTGTATGCCATACTGGGCGTCTCCCTTACTTAATTAGTTTTAGAAGACGAACCAACTAGTTCCATTGGAAAATAAACTGATGGCCGGCATAGTTCCTGTCAGGACGTATGTACCGTCTCCATCAATTAAAACGTCACTTCCGGCGGTACCGGTCAGTGTTATGTTGTTGGCCGCACCGACTCGCGAGGTTACCGTATCCTTAATAACGAACGTGGTTCCTTCGCCTGTGTGTCCTGTTGTTGCGCCGGCTGAGGCAGAGGGGAGAGTCACAGTTACAGGGTTTGCGTTTGCTATGGCGATGATATAATCAGCGTTGGTTACAGTGGGAGAGGTGCCGGCAACATTTCTTACTGCAAATCGAGTTGCCCCATAGAAGCGAACTACCTTAGAATAAGCACTGGCAGACATTATCATATCGCCTGAGCCATTTCTTAATTCAAAACTACCCGTGCGCAAGTGCATATCGTCGACTGAGTTTCCAAAATAGGTTGACCCAGTCGCATCGATAACTGCAATATCTTCATAGTTTATGACGCTAGCGCTAAGAGTGCCAGTAATAACCATATTACCAGACAACACCAATGTATGCGGAGGGTTGCCGTGCGTCGACGCAGTGTAGAACATTAAGTGCGTTGAGCCCGAGGCCGCTCCTGCTCCTGTTAGGAACAGTACCGAACCAGTAGCTCCTTCGATTGCTTGCGCCAAGGCGCTACCGCCACCGCCACTGCTCTCTGCACAGTCTACATATGCCCAGCCAAAGTTCGCCATGGGCTTATCCTACTCCTGCAGAACCTGACCAGTTGGGACCAGAGCCCGGCGGGGTTCCAGTGCTAACTCTTTGGGGAGGAATACCAGTAAGGCCGGCGAGGATATCTACATTATCAGAACCAGATAACCATACGGCTGAGACCTTCAACTCCAAAACACCGGAATCAACCGGAATACCAGTTGCTCCTTTCCCAACCGTAAAGTAGTTCGCAGAACCGGTGATGCCGGTTACCGAAAAGCCTACTTGGCAAGGCGTTGTACCATTGTTGATAACCTTAAACCAACGTGTAACATATGGAAACGTTACCTCGTAGCCGCCCGGGCGTAAGCCGTGTTTGGCGTCAATGTTGCCACTGGCATAGGGTTGGCCACTGACTTGATAGGATCCGACATTATTTAAGCCGGGTTCTAAATTCCAACTTCCCATTATAAAACTCCTTCAAAATTTTGATTTACAATATAAATAGTCACTTATTTTTTCTATTGCGCCTTTGTTGTGCGCGTATACGTTTTTGTTCTTCCCTGTGGCGAGCACGTTGTGCACGTTCACGTTTTTCTTTTTTCTTTACTGACGGCTTTTTGTAGCGGCGGCGATCTCTAGCTTCCTCCACAATTCTTTCTTTTTTAGTCTTTTTTATAAATCTTCTAATCATCCGATCAGCGCTTTCACGCGGATGGCGAGGTCGAACTATTACATTTCCAGTTTTTTTCATCTACTACCTACTTTATTGCCTGCCAAATTTGAGAAGACATTCCGACAAGCGAACTTATGTCAACACCAGCATCGCGAGGATCGCCTAGATCAGTGGCGCCCTTTCGGGGGGCCTGCGACTCATACGAAGTCATCGCTTCTGTTCCTTCGAATATATCCACACCATTATAAGCGCCCTTGGTTATCTCTCGAAGTGATTGCATTCTTTGTTGTTGGAGATTTTGTTCCATACCTTTATCTATTTGCGGAGGAGCGTGCTGTTGCGGGGCTGAAGACTCTGCTATCACTTGTGTTCCGAGACCCTTAACAACCTCCGATACCACTCCCGACAACATTCCGTCTTCAATTAGAACCTCATGAATGCACTCTTTTATAAGCGGCTTCAACATTTTTTTTAATTCACTTTTCTTCACTTAGCACCTCGTTTAACAGTCTGTTGATCTTATCGCCGTGAGTGAATACCTCATTACGATAATTCTTGGCTTCCTTCATCATAAAAGCGCCCGGTGTCGAAGGCTCAGACACCATATCAAAACAGATAAGCTGAAAATCATCCTCTACGATAGTCTGACCTTTTTCTTCGCGCACCGAGCCCATTCCCCGAGAGGATACTCCGACGGTAACACCACCGTTTACTAGTTCTTGCAATATTTTGCCGGCCGGTGTGTCGAGGACTTTGATCTTGCCCATTACATTTTTATCTTCCATCCAGATTTCTGTTACCATATGAGAGCAATTTTTTAAATTGATTACGGAGTCATCGGGATGGTCTAATTCTCCCAAAGCTCTTCTTTCTTTGACTAGTTTTTTATAATTTTCTACTTCGCGCATCATTGTGCGGTGCTGATAAACTCTTCCGTTTCCGTTCTGAGTTTCGGTCATCTGCATGATTCCAGACAGAATCATACCCCCGCCGGCCACATAGCGCTTCTCATCTTCTGTTAGTAAGTCTTGGCATATGCCGCCATCGCATAGCGCATAATACTCTCTTAGTAATTTCTTTCCCATAGCTAAGATCCTTTACAGCAGTGTCTTACTGGCTGCAGCATCCATTTTTGCGTCCAAATATTTGTGTTCATGTTTTATTCCTTCGTCTCCGATGATCATGTTGAGAATGTAAGACGTTCCTGACGACAAACCTCCTAGTAAAAAGAAATTTATAGCAGAAACTTCAAAATTAAATAGTTCTGTAAACGGAGAAAGTAGCATTAAAAGCCATCCCACGTGGAAACCCATACACATCGGACAATGAAAAACCTTGCCGTATCCTTTGGCAAAATCCGCGGATGGGCGGAGGCGCTTAAGCAGCGGCATCTCTCCGTAAACTATAATTTGTGTTAGACCGTAAGCGCACAGTATGAATGTTAATAGCTCCATATTTCCTTTAAACCGAATACATATAACCAATAGAATATGGATCTCGGACAAACCCAGTCCTGATAGATCCTTGCTCAACCTCTTGTGGCACCTCTCCCAACTCTGTCGAATCTGCCTTATCTGGCTCAATCAATTCGTCGTCGGCCATTGAGACTATCGCCTCTGTCTGTTCAAAATAGGGCCGCTCTTCATCTATAAAATTTGATATGTTGATAAGGGCTAGCTTTGCAGAACTTGCCTCTTCCATTTCTGATTCCTCGAGGGTGCCCTCCATGGAGCCATAAAATGCGCCGGCTTGAATAGATTCAGCCACCACAATACCCCTACGACGAAGGTGAGTGAATAGCCTGTTTTGGGCGCCATATGATAGATCAGTGAGCGATTCTTTTGGAAAAACTATTACTTTATTTTTTGCCGGCGAAAGAACAATGTCGATATCTCCATGATCAAATATCATCAGATCTCCATTTAGAGACTTTCTCAAATCCAATTCTAATCTAACTTTTTTTGCATTGGCTTCTTTGCCAACTTTAATGATCACTGCCATTGTTTAGTTCCTTTACTAACTCTTGTGTTTTCAATATGGTAAGCAAAACCTTTTCATCAATAGTTGTTTCAAAAAGATTGTCTAGCTTTTCAATGACCAAGGAGGCCTTTGACATCATCTCCTCGTCTTCTTCAAAAAAAGAAGCATTTTTCGACTCTAATATTGATTTTTTCAGCCTAAGCACTTCTTCATTTAAGAATGTCTTTAACTCAACACCATTGTCTGAGAACGAAGTAATATAGAAAGACAGGAGAGATTTTTGTTCTTGCATTAGCGAAGTTTCATATTTTGCATTAAATTTTCTAGCGAATGAATTAAGAGTTAAGTTGTCGATATTTTCACAAACCTGTTCTGAGTTACTACTTTCTGACATGTTTGACACAATCCAACCTTCTAGCATAACACGTTGTTTTGGTGAAACTTTGGTAGATAATATTTGATCAATAGTCGCAATTGTTTTGTAGTTTGGCACAAAGTTGTTAAATACTTCTGGAGATAACTTTTTGTTCACGTCGTTTATAAGTTCTGTTTGAGTGCGAAAAAGACCCTGTGGGTCAATAAGGCGTGCAGCCATTTTTGCCTCTTTGATCACTTTTTCTCCAACATCTGGTAACAACTCTTGATTTTCATAAAGAGAGCGGTAACATTCAAGGTGATGTTTCAATATAGTCCCTGGGGCGAAATACTCCTTTAGGATTGAAATCGCAGCATTTTTTCTTCCCTTGTCTCCCTTGATGATCGATACCGTTACTTCTCTTACCAAAGACTCGTAAATAAAAGCGGTATTTCTTTTTTTATTGTGCTTATTCTTCATCCTTTTTCTCCGTTGGTGTTTTATCTTTATTTTCTAGTATTTCTACCAAAGCGCGGACTGATTGGTTCACTTCAAAAATTTGACGCTCTTCTTTCTCTCCCGCTAATGAATAAGTAGGATCCTTTTCTTCGTAAAGGCTATCATAAATACTTGTTTCTGTCACTCCCCTACCTAGGGCGCTCAACATATCCCGTCCAGGAAGTGTTGTGCGGGGGGTAATTTCTGTATCACCTAAGCTCTTTAGATGGCGGGTGCGAGCACCGGAGGGACGTGAATCAGTTTTCTTTGGAAAATACAATTTCTTTCCTTTACTGTTTGGGCCCTGATGTATTCTCGGGGCGTTTCTAGAACCAGGAGGAACAGCAAGAAGGGGCGAGTCGTCGCCGGCTGGTGATGTGTCGTCGGGGCCGGCATCGATATCTCCTGCTGGGACCTCTTCCGGGGCGCCGGCGTCAAGACTGAGATCATCGGGACCCTCATCACCAAGGCCAAGATCCGCATCCAGGCCGGATCCCAAGGCGCCGGCAGTTTCGCCTGCTGCGGCCTGTTCAGCAACTTGCTGTAGCGATGCATCATGTTTGCGATCGTAATACATTTCTCTTTGGTTGCGCGTAAATTCCTCGTTAGACAATCCAAATATGTTTTCAGACACCCATCTTCGGGAGAAGAAGCCTTCTGTCGCTGACGCTGCAATATCAAATTTTGACTTCCAGTGTTCAATTTCTTGAAGTTCAGCAATCTTTGATGGGTTGTTGAGGGCGAGGTTGAACGACAAAAGGTCGTCTCCGCGGAACCCAAGTGTATAAAGATGAATGATTCCAATCTTTTCAAGCTCGGCAATGATCACTCGCTGTAGCCTCTGTATTGTTCGTGAAAAACGGATATCTTTTTGAGCCAATGTGGTTTTGTCTTCAGTCGCACCCTCGCCCATTGTCAAATAAGATTGTGGAACCTTGAGTGCTGAAAACAATTTATCTCTGAGATACTTAACGTCGTCAATCGCCGTAATATTTTGGGCGCCCGCAAGGGTCTGTATGTCTGTTGCGGAGCCGGCCCTAATCGGAATAAAGTAATCCTCCTCGATAGACATTGGATTATATCTCAAATCTACTCGTCCGGTATCCGCGTCGACAACAGAGTTTCTCTTGAGTTGCGTGACAATCTTTTGCATATATTGTTCAACATCTTGAGGTGGAATTGCGCCGACATCAATCTTAAATACGCGGCGCTCAGACGAGCGAACGACACGGTAAGCCATCATGGCATCTTCCATAAGCGTAAGCTGGCGCCAAATGCGGCGCGCGGGTTCTAGAATAGAAGTGCCATATGGTGCATACTTGTCGTTGCCTAAAACTCTAAAGTGAGCAACCTGCCAGTTTTCAAACGTCATACCGCCAGAATTCCATTGGTACTGAATATAGTTTGGGTTTGTTGAGTCTTTCCCTTCCAATCTTTCGATCTCAGAAGACGGTAGTGCTATAACAGACTGTATTCCATATTTTTCATCAATGTCAAGATACAGAAAGAAATCACCATACTTGCACATCGTACGTGACCAGCCAAATAGATTGTATTGAACATTTAAAATATTCTCATACAAAATCGCTAATACGGCTTTTATTTCTTCATTGGTGCATTTGATATTTAACATCGGCCTGAGATCTGAGTAGGTCGTCATCTCGTCCGCATATATGTCAAGAGATGAGGCAATCTCTGGCATATATTCCATCTGATCAAAATCAACATATCTTTCTGCGCGTTGTTGATTGGCGATCGCATTTGTCGCCACCACGTCGAGGGGATTATATAAAGATTTTTTAAATTGTTGACCAGATGCAGATTTAAATCTACTGGAAAACTTATCTAAATGCTGTCGTCTAATTCGCCTACCAGACTGTGACCGATAGTTGATGATAGGACCCGAAAACAGTCTTGTTAAAGACTTAAAAAGCGTTGATTGTTGGTTTTTGGGATTTTTTGTAGGTTTGTTGGCCATTTACTTTCTCACTTAATAATCCATTTATATTGTTTATAAATTTTTTCAGCTTCACTCATTTTATCAAAGATATTGCCAGTTTTGTAGCCTTGTTGGCCTTTAACTTGTGTATTCATTGTTGTCTTGGTGGTAACGATTGCATCAACAAAAGCTTTTTGATAATTTAATTCTCGAGCATTTGCTTGAATGGCAGTGTCTCTGACCCAGCAAGCGATTGCTAAAGCCATGATCAAATCATCATTATAACCTTTCATTGCTTGTGGTTTACCATTCCTCCAGATAAAAGTCTTCATCTCATTAATTGTTCGAGAAGAATACACAGTAATTAGTTTATTTCTGATAAACTCTTCTAATTTGGCTACGATAAGAGGCCGAGTCTTCATGGAGGTTGTAAATCCGGGCACCGCAGACGTTCTTGATTCTGCTTGATGTTGTTCTATATATTCGTGTGTTGATTTAACAGAGTGGTATACATTAGGATACCCCAGTTCGATTAGCTTTGTCAACACTGAATATCCTATATTGTTGTTTTCTACTACCAACATAGCGTCTCCGTATTCTCGACCTACCTGGTTCAGCATTCCTGCATACATATCGAGAGTTGGTTTTCCTTGGTATTCCCCAACAACTTCTAAAGTTTCCAGCTTGATTATATGAAAAGTGGAATAGTCGGCGCCATCACCGCGCGCAACATCGGCGACCATTAAATAATTACAGGAAGGATCGTATTCCTCCCACATCCAAAAATTGCGATCAAATCCAGTTCTATATTTTGGCTCTTTAATATTATCAAGCAACCACTTCATACATTCAGGATCGATGACAGTCTCACCAGAGGTGTTGAAGTTACACTCAAGCTCTTGTGCGATCTGACGCTTAGACATATTTCTGGTTTCTTTTTTATACCAATCTCGATCGCGATCTGGGTGTACGTCCCAAGGCAACACTGTTAAATTAAAATTGTTCGTTCCGGACTCAGCATCACTACAAGTTTTATGAAACCAATTACCTACGCCGTTTGGAGTGGACAATGCAATGCAGCGACCACCGGTTGACAGTGTGGGATATAGGCCGGTCCACAACTCTTCCAAGCCTTCAATGTGGGCAGCCTCATCAAGGACCAAAAGAGACAGCGCCTCCGACCGGCCGGCATCTCCGGAGGTGGAGGCGGCCTTGATCGATGAACCATTAGATAGCTCAAATGATGTACGGTTATCTACTGAAATTGATGAGATCCTTATCCATCCCGGCAAATTTCTCATTATGCTTTTAACTTTTTTAACCAGGTTTCCGGCAGTCGCAAATTTGGTAGCCATGACAAGAATAGCCTTATCGCGATGAAACAGCATCATCCACGCAATATAGCCGGCTGTGATAGTAGATATACCCAGTTGGCGGGCCTTCAAGATTACGTTAAATCGATAATCGTTAAATTCTTGCAAAAGGTTGTCTTGAAAATCATAAGTATTAAACAGAATCAGCCCGTGCATCGGATGCGATATACGGGCATAATTTTTAAGAAAATAAGATGGGTCTTTGCCGCATCGTAAGATTTCTTTAATTTGTTGTTTTTTGTCTAATTGAAAACTCATACATTTTCTGTTAATACTTCCCGGATAAGTTCCATGAGTTCCTCGAGCCTAAATCCAACTTGGGGGCGCCCTTCAGCGCCAGGAGAATAAAGCGTTTCCGGATCTTCTTCGGCAGGACCTATTTCAACGCCAGGGATGCCGGCGAATACCGCTTGAAATAAATCTGACACCGATTCCGGATCCATTCCCTGCACCATTGCAGCTATCTTGGCTTGCAGGGACTCGGGTTCTGCCGGGGTTTCTCCACCCGATGGGAACGGCATTGTGTCTGCTGCTCTATCAACATCGGGATCCATTGGCGACTGAACTGCTTTACCGCTGCCACTGGTGCCATAATCATCTGTAGCCCAATCGGGACGGGGGCCCTTACCCCTAATCCAAGCTATCAATTCAGCAGTTTTTTCATCACTCAGTGCTTCATCGAGAAAGCCCTCCTCGATCGCATATTCTTCAAGAATAATTTGATATAATTTTTTACGGCTTATGTTCATTATTGCTTTTTCCGAGTATCATTTTGTGGTCTTTTGCCGCCATCGCCATTCCATCCGCCTTGCTCGAGAAAGCTTTTCCAATCGTTATCTAAGACGTTAGTAGAGCCACGATTATCATCGTTCATATCTTCAGAAAGGCCACCGACTTTATAGTGCATTTTTGCTATAATCCAAGAACGCACGCGTGAAGAGGTTTCAACTCTCACATCTATTTCTCCATCAGCGGTCAACGTCACAGATTCACCTCTAATCTTTCTATATTCTTTTTTCAAAAAAGAAGCAATCTCAGAAATTTTCTGCTGTACATCATTTTCAAATCCAGGTTCGTGAACCTCCTTTAGTTGCACTTCTGAGTGATATGTCAAACACATCATGTTGCCATAAAATTTTACCTTGAAGCCGTCCAAAACGCGGCGATCGAGAATCGGATCTCCGTCCTCTCTTGCAAGGCCGGCTTTAATCGGTTCCCCACTTTCATCGAGGGCTCCGTCATAAGCGTTTGCGGCCGCTTGTGACAGACCTTGAATAATTTCATAAACTGTAGCCATTATGTTTCCTCTTTTATATTTATTTTTTCGGGTCTCCACCCAGATAGCCATCTCTCTTCTCTGCCAAAAATATATTTATCATAACATTCGCTACAACAATCAAATTTTATGAGGCATACATCATCCATAGATACCTTTGGAAAACTTCCGCAGACTGGACAACTTTTTAAAGATTCTCTATTAAGTAGTTTTTTTGACACCTTTATACCATTAATCTCTATTTTCTCTTGGTGCTGCTCATTTCTTTTAATTTTCTTATAGAAGCTCTTCATTTGAGATAAGTATTTTTTCTCTCTATCTTCATCCCAATTAGACCTCGGGTTAACGATAGCCTCTTCTCCATATTTCTCTGAAATTGCCTTTTCAATGGCCGCTATTTGATCTAAATTTTTTTCATTCATTTCAGGGCCCTATACACGCCATATGAGCTTGCAGTACCAATGAGGATCCCACCAACAAAATACAACCATTTGTAACGGGGTGAAGTTTTTTTTAGTGCATTGGCCAACAAGTCAATTTCTTTATCTTTTTGTATTATAAACAAATCATACTCATCTGTTAAGGCTTTATGCTCTATCCTCATATTTTCTAACTTAAATTCGTATTCTTCTTTTTGAATTTTTAGTTGATACTCTGTCTTTATATCGCAGGAATACTTAAAAATATCATAATCGGACATTATTTTAGCAGTCGCGTATTCGTCAAAAAGAACGCCAGCAAAAGGCGCCGGCTGCTTATATTCCAGGACTGTGAACTGCGGGGGTTGTGTCGCTGCAGCGGTCATCGTAAGCATTAACATAAGATTAAGGAACATATTGGATACCGAATTTAGTCTCTATATCTTTAATTAGTTGCTCTCGATCACTATTGAATTTGTTTCTGTATTCTCCACTCTTGTCTTCTCTCAACTCTTCAATCATCTCCAAAGCATTTTCGTAGTCTTCTTCGATGGCAGCAATAGATTCAAGATGGCTTTCCATTAGCTTTTTTTTCTCACGCAATTCTTTCTTGTGAATTTCTTTTAGTCCGTCAATTTGTGCCTGATGCGATTCGGATTGAGTTTCGTATGCCTTTTGCATAAGGCCATAATCGTATCGACTCTTCATCGCGACAACGAGACTCAGTAACACGATTGCTATAACCTTCCAATTTTTTAATGCAAATTGGAATATCTGTTTTTTAATCATTATAGCCTCTCAACCTTGCGATGCCGTCGATAACTGTTTGACCACCGATATAAATTGCCGAGATGATAACCCAATCTTCACTGGTAACATGGCCGGCTAGTGTCAGGCCTGTTGCGGTTAACCACACCATGAGTTTCCGTGATGTAAGTTTTGCTAGCCAGGTGTCCATAAATGCTTGTGCCTTTGCCATCATTTTGCTTCCTTACTTTTTTGAGAATGGGTGACCTGATGGAAAGTCTGGATTTCCAACTGGGCGATCAGTCATCATTTTTCTTCTTACTTTGCTGCTGTCAAATGGTAAACCTTCTTCAACCTTTGATTTACACATTTCCTCTGCCTCTTCCGCTGAAAGGCCTTCTGGTCTCTCGGAAGCAGGCTTATCTTTCTGAGCGCAAGCCCAGCGGCGCTGCTTTTCTGAAGAAACTTCACTCAGAACTTCTGCCAATTCTTTTCGAATAATTGATTTAAGCTCTTGGTGAGATATTTTCATTTAAAATTTCCTCGGGCTAGTTTTGCATTAACCATTGGATTATGTTTTTTGAACGCATCGATCGAAGCACGCACCGCCGATCGATCACAAGGGCCTACGTACCACTCATTAAAAAGTTCAACAAGATTGGCCTTATCGATCGTCCTTTGGGATACTCCGGCCTCAAGACACAATATCTCAAAAGTGGCGCCACATTGCTCCTGTTCGACTTCCACCTCTTCGACTACTACTGTTGTCTTTGGTGTTGTGGAGGTTTTGTTCACTATCGAGTTCCATAGTTTTTTGATTATGTTCATAATTTTTTGAATTCCTTTAATGCCTCATATAAAGCTTGAATGACCCCATTATTAAGGTGAGAATATTGTGGGGGATTTCTTGCTGCGTCCTGTGCTGCTTCTTCTAATAAGCGCGCTAGTTTTACTTCAGTCTGCTCAACAGTCATAATTCCGTAACCGGGAATTTGAAGATCGGGACTACTTGATTGGCCGCCGGTGTAATCTCTGAGTTCTTCACTCATTTCTGCAGGCTCTGTTGGGCCCGGTGATTTCTGAAAGTTTTTCTTTACCATCTCCACAGCAGCCGCAACGCCACCGCCAAGCAGTGCTGTGACCACAGCGGGTTCTTGAATAAATTTTTCAAAGGCAGATAGAGCAACGCTAAAATTTTCAGGAGTCAGCTGCTCAAAGCTTTCGCCGATTTGTTCTTCTTTCGTGTGCTCACGCCAATTTTCAAATAGTTTTTTCATGTCGCTAATCCATTCATACTTAGTATCGCAATCAAACCGGGCACATTTTTTCTGACATAAACGCCAGAGAAAAGCGTCTCGCATCGACCGCCGACATAAGCGATTGCCGACTCAATATTCTTGCTGACTTTAGGGTCAGCCACCATCTCTTCGGACACAACCAACACTAACGATCCTGCTGCGGCTTTACCCTTGGGTGGAGGGCACGCGGAGCGATTCATACAGTTGTGAAGGATTACCGATCCAAGCTTTCCAGTATTTGGATCTTTTATCATAGTCGAACCCATAAAGGCTCGGCCGCTATTGCTCAAGCACGTTTCCAGATCTTTACTATCAAAAGACTGGATCGGTGAATCCTCTGTGGAGAGTTTAAGTACTTGAGCTAGCGACTTGGCAAATTGTGTGTTAGCGACTGGGTACATACCAAGCATACCAATTCTGCCGCGAAGTAAGCGGGTAGAGCGCTCGTTATCAAGAATGATATGTGCGTGCGGCGTAACATCGTTAGCCAGCGTCAACGCGTTGCGAGCGATTGTGGGATTAAGATTTTCTTGTGCCGTCGGCCATGATACTATATAAACGACTCGACCAGAAGCCTGAACAGATCGTAAGTAACGCTCAAAGACAGGCTGTAAAGCAGTGACAGAACTACCGGTACCGCCACCACCCCCAGCAAGGACAAATAACCAATCAACCTTACCAAGCTTGATTCGCAAAGCATCTTCAACAATCGCACCATTTTGACTTAAAACCTCTTTTCCATATTGTACGTCTTTTCCAATGCCATCGGCATCTGGTATAAGGACAACGTGATCCTCTTCGACATTTTTAGGGATGTCTTTACCTGTTGTATTTACAAGCAGTGTTTTGTTAAAACCAAGTTCAATAAAGGCATTCGCCATTTTGTTACCTCCGCCGCCGACGCCGACAAAGCCGACGTTAATAGATGAGGGTGCCGTATTCTCGGGGAGTAAATCTTCGTCGGAGTACTCCATTTGTAATCCGAAGTCCTCGACCATACCGAAGTCTTCTGCGTCTACCTGTTCGTGGTAACTGTCTTTCTCTTGCGCAAATGCGGGGGGCGGTTCTGCGGGAGGCAGAAAATCAAATTCGTTGTTGTCGTTTTCATCTGACATTGAGTGTCTCCTATTGGTTTACTCTGGCGTATCCTGCTTTCTTATCGATCACTACCTGCAAATCAACACAATCTTTGAGCGAGTCAAGGTGTGAGATAAGCAAAACATTTTTAAAATACACTTTAATTAGTTCCAAAATACGAATAAAACCTTCCATATTTTCCTCGTCGAGCGCTGTGCCGGGTTCATCTAGAACGAAAATGTCACCGGTCGGAAGCGAAGAGACTCCCAAAAGAGCAAGACGAATAGCGATTGCTGAAAGAGATTTCTCTGCACCAGAAGCGAGTTCAATCGGGCGCTCATCATATTTGGGGTGCTTGATGAAGATATCAAATTTGTTCCCAGAAGCTTCAAAAAACACCTCAAAATCAACGATGTTAGCCAACACCTTTGCGATTTCAGAATTGATTACTGGAATTTTCTTTTTGATTATATCGTATGCGATACCGTTAGAATGCATACATTGCATGTATAAATCGTAAGCCGCAAATTCTCTTTGCAATTCTTGGCGCTCCTTTTGTTGGCTTATAATGTTTTCCACCTTTTGTTCTAAGGAACCCACCATCTTAACAAACTCCAAGGTTTTGTTTTCACATTTTTCGATATTTGCGTTTGTTGCCTTAATATCATAGTGGCACCTGTTCAATTGAGCAATCAAGCTTTCAAGGTTTTCAATGGCTTCTTTGTTCTGCTCGTATTCGTCCCTCTTGGAGCAAAGATTGATTAATTGTAGCTCTGTCGTGTGTATTAAATTTTTGTTTTTCTCTATTTCCAAATTAAGATCAGCTATCTGCGAGGAAACCGAGTGCTTATTACTTTCAAGTTTGTCGTATCTATCGAGTTGAGTCTCAACGTCTTTAGGATTTAGCTTCGATATTTCTTCAGTAATCAAATTTATCATCTCTAAAATTTCATTTTGCCCTGTTTCGACGGGTACCTTCTGTAAAACTGCGGCATGAGCCTCCTTTACGAACTCGTTCTCGCAACAAAATTTACAATCCGGGTCATATTGATGATCTTCTAAAAGTTTTTCCTTTTTAAGAATATTATTATAAACACCAAGAAGTTTATCCAGCGAGCCTTCTTGTTCTTTTAATTTATCCCTATTTTGTTGAATTTCTTGCTGCAAGCTTTGGTATCTCTCTAGCTCAAACTCGTCTAAAAAGTTTGTAATCTTCTTATAAACACCTTGTTTTATTTTTAACTCGTTTTCGTTGTCTGAGTTTTTTATTTTTAGTGCGGTGATTTGATTTTCTTTTTTGAGAATATTGCTACTAATGTCTGCGATATCAATGATCTCAGTAGGGATTGAATCTATTTTTTCTTGCGTTGATGTACAGTCGTCTGTGAGTGTTACTAAAGAATCCTTAAGTATTGCGCACTTATCCTGCTGTCCTTTCTGCATTTGTCTGGTACTTTCGAGTTCTTTTTTGGCGCTGTCTATTTCTTCAGTGTAGTTTCTTGACTCTAGACGTTTAAGGGCACCCTTAAGATCCACTGAATCTTCTTTTGCTAATTTAAATTTTTGCTCAAACAGTTCTAAATCCAAGAACTTGGCTATGATTTCTTTGCGTCGTGTTGAACCCTCATCAATAAAGGTCAAAGCTCCATGCTGAGAAGATAACGAGGATACTGAAAAATCATCTAGGGTTCCGAAGTGCTTACGAATGTTGGCATCTGTGAGAGTTCTGGTTAACCCATTTAGTGACGTTGTTTCTCCCATTACCGGATCATACACCTCAAAATTTAATTCTGTTTTTGCCTCAAGAGTTTCCTCGCCCTTGAGTCGCTTAACGTATTTGTCAGATCTTCTTTCAATAGTATACGATTTGTCGCCAACTTCTATTACGGCTTTTCCGGATCCGTATTCTTTGTTTTGATTAATAACATTGAGATTCTTACGCTCATTTTTCGAGGTTGAATTAAAAATAGTCCAAAGCAGGCCATCAACAATGCTACTCTTACCAGAAAAGTTTTTGCCGAAGATCCCGACAATGCCGCCAAGTTCATTAAAATCAACATTGTTATCTTCTCCATAATTAAATAAGTTATCAAATTCAAAATTTACCAATTTCCAATTTACATTTCTTGAGATATCCTCGTTATCCTCTACGAGTTTGTTGTACTTTTCATTTAACTCGTACACCTTCTCCATTGTTTCCGGGGGTACTTCAAAATCAACAAGGTACTCATCTATCAATTCCTCTTGAACGCTGATATCTCTCAGGTTCTCGGTCTTTAGTCCGTCGGTCAGACCCTCGACAGAGCCGCGTTCTCCAGAAGCGCGATTAAGAAATGATATACTCTCTGGCTTAAATCTATGCTTCGCGATATCAACCGCACGACGCATTACATCCAGCGGAAGATTGTTATTGCTAACGAGACGAAGACGAGCGCCAGACGGAATAGATGTATTCTTTGGCATTCGTCCCTTGCGAGTAAGTTCGATAGTAATGAACGGTTTTGGGTTGACAAGTGAGACGTGCCTTGTTGACCAAGTGCTTTTGCCTTCAATATCCCAAATAAGATAACCTTTATCATTTGACTCTCCGTGATTTTGTTGTACAAGAGAGCCTGGATATCTAGCGCGACCATCATTGTCTACCTTCTGATCTGTCTTGTGAATATCTCCGAGCAATGCATAATCATATTTCTCAAGCTCGTCAAGAGAAATATCACCGTGTGTCATCATCCAGCCACTATCTGTGACCGAGCCAACAACAGAGCCATGATATAAGGCAATGTTAACACGATCTTCTGGCAAATCTTTTTGCCAGTTTTCTGGATCCACAATAGATAAAACATGCAAATCGACACCATCTGCCACCTCCACTACTGATGCATATTTATGAAAATGAATATTGGGATGTTGCAAGTAATCCACAATTGGCGATATCGCATCAAGCCTACCACAATTTTTTAAATTCATATCGTGATTGCCTAAAATCATATGATAAGGCGCAATATCGGCAAGACCTACAAATAACTCACTCATCATCTTGATAGACTCTGGTGACATATCAAGTTTTGTGTGAAAGGTGTCACCCGTATTGACAATAATATCGGGCTCCTCTTCACGCAACTTCTCATAAAGTTGCTCAAACACTGCACGGTACTCTTTGTGGTACTTTAATTTTCGGACGTGAATATCCGATACGTGCGCAATTTTAATGCTCACATTTTCTCCTAGTTTAACATCATCCAAGCAAGGGCACTGAAGCCATAGTACGATGTGTAAATGAAGATGGCTTTTCCAAGTGTTTCCAATGCAAACTTAAGCATAGGTTCCCTCCCTATACATATACTATATCATTTTAGGATCACACTGTCAAGTACTTCTTTTGCTTATTTTAATAAAGCAATTAGCTTTTTACAGTGATGTTATCGTCATTGACGCCCAGTCTATCTCAGCAAAATATGTATAACTTCCATCACCTTCAATTATTCGAGTGTCTGTCCAAGCGAGAATTCCATCAAGATAAATATTGACTGTAACTTCATTACCACCGTAGAAGTCAGGTGTTGAACCTGTGTAGTCGTGAACCACAACAGTGTATACCCCGCCAGCAACTGGATCTGCTATGTTAATATTCTCTGGGCCTGTACCCGGGATGTCATCTAAATCCAAAACGGGATTGTCTTCTGTGTAGCCTGAGATACCCCAATCCATAGGAAACAAAAACTGTGCCGACTCGGTGCAGTTTGAGTAGTAACAATCTGTTCTGGCCTCAAGTGATCCACCGGGTGCAAGGAGGTGTAGATCCATGTCGTCTTGAAATTCAGACCAGAACATTTCAACCCAGAGATTTTGATCAGGTACTGCTTCCAATGTAATTTCACAAGGAACTGAAACTAAACCAGATTCATTAGTCACTATAAGTCTTGCTGTGTATTCTCCTGCAAGCACAGGAGTGAAAGGACCGCGATTAGCGCCACCAAAGGGCATTGTCACTGTTGACCCTTCGGGTGCTGATATTAACTGCCAATTATATTGCTCTATCCTCTCGCCGGCCGGATCAAACGAGTCGTCACCAATCCAAGTTGCCACCTCAAAGGGTGGCGAGATAGGATCGGGCGTGACATCACATATTGCAACGGGTACAGTGGGGCCTGGTTCTTCTTCAGGTTCATCCTCTGGCTCCTCTTCGGGTTCATTAGCACCCGTATCTATCGGAGGTAACTCTTCAGCATATGCTGTATCAAGTTCGGGGAGTTCTGAACCGGGATCGGCTGACCCAACGCCGCTGAGTTTATAGTCTGAACATGACAGACTAAGAAGTGTAAACAGTAAGATTCTCACAAAGTCTCCATTTATTTGAAAGTATTTTTGCCCTTGGCGCTACGTTCGGCGGCTTTGTCTTGTAGCGCCTTGTATGCAATTGACCAAGATGATGGCAAAAGCTGGGTTCCAGTTGATTTTGAATCATAAAAATCGCCTTGCCCTTCCGAACCCCATTTGTTAAAATCTCTAACTAAATCAGCCAAATCTTGTATCTCCATTGTCTGATAGTATTGTTTTAGATCTTCCTTCTCTGCACCTCGCGTAAACGTGTCTTTATATCCATCTGGAAGACTATCATATGGCACATAAGTGATATATGACGCGCCATCGGCTGTCTGTTGTGCCTGACCTGTGCTTTCAATGCTCCCCTTGGAAGCAAATTCAGTCTCAAGTCGATCCATAGCGATGTTCTTTGCTTTATCGGCACCAACACCCGCTTCTAGATCTGCGGGTATCTCACCTTCTCGAGCGCTGGCATCGATAGCTTTTTGGATTGCAGTGGCTCTTTCATCTGATATATTTTGACTAGCATCAAATGCGTTTTGAATTTTTTCCGCTGTAGCCGGCGTAACACCAACGCCGTCTAGCTGTTGCACATCTGATGCTATTTCGCCACCAAATGCAATTGCAGCCATAACACCAACAGGCAGCGCTGCTTTTCTAGCAGCCGATTTAATCATATCAAGAACGCTTTGCTCAAGAAGGGTTCTTTGTCCTTCGGTAAGTTCGAGATTCATGTCGCGAACTACCTCTGAGATTACCTGTTTGACAATCCGGAGTTCAACTTCTTCGCGAATAATTTGCCTAAGTCTAGCTTCTGATGTTCTCATTTTTCTTTTTCTAAAAAGAATTCGCTATCGCCATCAAACCGATCAAGCTTCTGACGCTGTGCATAGCGCTCATCATCATAAACCTTGGCGTTAAAATCAAATTCTTTCATAATCTTTCTAAGTTCGCTTTCAAGCTTGTAAGCCATTCTAACTATTCTGGGTCCCTCGGTTTTTCGATCAAATTCGGGACGATTCAAATCTCTTGTATACGCGGTAAATTTATTAAACAGCATAGCCCACTGTTCAATCTTTCTCTTGAAAGCATCGTATTTTTCAACTGGAATCTTCAATTCTGCTCCCTCGTCGATAGTTGCTTCAATTTCTTCTTTGATGATTTCTTTAAGTTGTGTTTTCGTGATTTTCATTTTTTATACCGCCGATAGTAAATCTAGCAGTAAATAGTTGTCTCTATCGATAAAGGATGCAGATTTTTTTCTTTCTCTGAATACCTGTTTTGACATTGACCCTACATCCTCATATCCCGAAACATCTATCTTATAAAGCTCAACATCGTAATCCAAAAGCGTTTTAATAATCCGTCTTTCTTTGTCTGCCGCATCTGGATCGAGCGCGATGTAGATTGGGGTGTCGTTCCGTACAATCTCTCGTAATAATTTGGACCCCTTCCGTAAGGTTGAACCCAATATAGGAACAGCATTTCCGGCGACCAGTGCATCAAAAACTCCTTCGACCAATACTAGGTCATTATTCCAGTCAATAAATAGCTCATTAAACACTATATCCTTCGACGCTCTTGGATTTTTATACTTATAGGAGTCTCCACTATAGGATCTCGCGATAAAGTAGCTACAATCGCCATCATCGTCGAATGATGGTATAATGATTCTATTACGATATTCTCCGCTAAAGCAGTATCCGATTTTCCATTTTAAAATATCGGAGTCAGTCACCCCTCGTTTTTGTAAATATTTTTGCGCGTAGGTTCCGGTTGCCGGGGCTGACTCTGCGCAGAGGCTGATGAATTCTGCTGGGAGTTCCACTTTTTCTTTGTCTTCTCTACGGATTGGTTCCATAAAGAGTTCAGCAAATCTCTCAAGATCTGACCGGTCTGATATTGAGTCCCATTTCTGTAATTGATTATACGTACCATAACTTCTAACAATGCGCCTAATATTACGACCCCGATAATCACAAACCCAACACTTATAAGCATTTTTATCCAAGTTAACAGAGAATTTACGTTTGTGGTGATTGCATGACGGGCACGCGAAAAGTAATTCATCGCCTTTGTCTGAGTAGTTTCCAAGCGTTTCATATAAAATCTTTTTTGCTTCTTTCTTGTTCATATGCCCTCTTATCTAATTTATCACAAGCTTATGGAGTTGTCAATAAAAAACCCCGCCGAAGCGGGGTTAGTGGGGAGGGCATCTTTTATAGTGAGTCTAAAGCTTCGATAATTTGTGCCTTAGTAGAGCGCGTGTTTACACTCAAACCTTGGGCCTTCGCGACCTCAAGAAGTTCGGCCTTTTTCATTGAAGAACTCCAAGGCATAGGAGGAAGTTCATCTTCTACTTCGTTGATTGTCACCAACTCAATATCAAAATGAAGCTCCTTACCAGCCAACGGGTGGTTAAAATCAAGAACCACGTCGTCTTCCTTTTCCTCAAGAATTCGAGCCAAGAATTGGCCGCGGGGGCCATTACCTTGAACTACTTCCCCGATGAGAAACTCAAAATTATCACCAAAGGCACTTTTGGGTACATCTTGGATTGCTTGTTCCTCGCGCTGGCCGTACGCCACCTCGGGTGGCAATACTATTTGCCTAGTTTCTCCCGGCGACATTCCGATGGTCGCGTCGTTAAATCCGGGAATCATTCGACCAGAACCTACTTCAAAATTTAAAAGCGAGCCCCGGGTTTTAGAATTATCGAACTCGGTGCCATCTTTGAAGGCACCTCGATAGTGTACACTGATGTTGTCACCGTTTTTTACTTTCATTACTTCTCCTATTATTAATGAAACTTTATATAGTATAAATTGTTATTTAATTATTGTCAAGTTTTTTTATTTAATTTTTTGACAATTTGTGAGTTTCCAAATTCCATCCGGCTCGAGCGATGATAATCGCATCTGCTCTGTCATAGCTTTCTGGTTTTGGGTTACCATGCCTTGTATATTCTATCTTAAAAGCAGGCTCTGTGTCAAGCAAATGTTTTAAAACAACTTGTTTTGCTTTTTGACCTCGAGGCACTTTGATTCCACAAGTTTTTCTTGCGGATGTGGCTCCCACATATTCAGGCCTAATTTCAAATATTTCGTACAGAAGCCAAGACACTATGCCATTAAACTTCTGTAGCGTTGCCATGGTCTTTGCTGACGATCCTCCTGAATTAAAAAATGTGAACGGCTGCTCCACATAAATGTGTTGGATGGGGTATCTTGAATCTCCCCAACTTGGTTCATCGTCATTGTCTAGTTGGTACATTTCATAAAGATCTAATATTTTTTCTTTAATCGCAATTGTCTTGTCAAAAATGTTTTTTTGTCTTCTTAAGTCAATCGAATCATAATAAACCAATTGATTATCCGCAACAATTGCAAAACCAGTGATACTGGTCGACACATCTACGCCTAAAACCATTTCTATATTCTATCACATATCCAGTTTTATTTTAAAAGTATAGTCTTGATTTTCTTCTTTTAATACTGGATCCGCCAGGGTTGCTATTCCGAGCAAGTTTTCATTATCATCATATATAGCAACGCGAGACACATAAACCTGTCTTTTGAAAGGGGCGTTAAAAGAAGAAAAACTAGAAGAAACTGTGTTTTTTATTCTTCGAACTGGGCTCTCTTCGTAAACTTGAGAACCCGAACGCAACATTCTTTCTTGATTAAATTCCAAAAAAGTCGGATTGTTTGAGTAGTTTACTTGGCCGCGGCCGGCTTTTGCAAAAAATGTCTGCGTTTGAATTTCGGTCATTCCGTTAAAATCCATAGTAAACGATGCCGAGGCAAACCTAACATCTGTTATGTTATCAGAATTTATTCCATCGTTTGCGCCGGCGCCAAAATAAATCCACTTTGATTTAACTAAACCGGCATCGCCGCGGCCATCAAGAAGTGGCAGATTCGTATTATCTATTTCCCAAGATCCGGTGAGAAGCACAACTCCTTCATTGTACATGACAACACCGGCAACCTTACCATTATCTGCTGCAGCGCCCGATACTTGAATGAGTTCTCCGTTTTCTTTAGTATCCCTAATTTCCGCCGCCAAAGTTCCAGAAATGTAATACTTTAGACTTACGCTGCCTTCATTTATTTTAGATCCATAAAAAATAGATGGAACATATAAAACGTTCAGCGGCTGAAATGCTTTATTCCAGCCCCCTAGATAAGAAGAACTAACTCGAAAATGCGAACTCAAATAGCCATAGTAGTTTAGCCTATTTTTAAGAGCATAGAAATGCGGATACGCAGCAGAGCCCGAGCCCACCTGAATGTCTCCAGTGTGTATGTTAATTACATCACTGCGGGCGCCCGGGGCGGGACTCATAAACTCTCTTGTTAGTGACGCCGTGAGGGGATAATTACCTTTTATGACGTCGCCATACTGGAACTCATTATTGTAGCTTACCTCTCCTACAGTACTAAATGAAGCGCCGGCGCTGTCTTTGTGAATATAAGGAATAATCGGCGGGTTGTCGCCGGTTGTTGAAACATCTTCATCCGCATTAATCGTTACAGTTCCCTGTCTGTCCACGTTATATTCGTATAAGCTTATTCCGCCCGAAGTGCTGGAGGTAATATTCAGTATGGAGTCGGAAAAGGCGCCGGAGTGATGTGGGATATTGTTGTAGTATACCTTAGAATTGTATATTACAAAGTTAACCGATGGGAAAGTCCTCATCGTGTTTAGCACAATATCGTTTGGGCCAAACTTACGAAAAGACATTTTTAGTAATCCAATCTAACTCTGATCGTCAGCTCATTTTGTGGAGTTTTCTTGAGAGGCTCAGATAATTTAGCAGTAGCTAATAATTCATTTCTAGAGTTATACAACCCAACCGTTGTTGCATAGGATATTGGCAAATCGGAAGCGTTGTTTTTCACCACAATTTTACTACCAGATGTGTATGTTGGATTTGCACTATAGTTAAACTTATTAACTGGGAGCCTGCAGAAGTAGATAGTGGAGTTAATCTCGGTCGAGTTGTTGAACGTAATGTTTTTGATTCTGCTCCGCAGTGCATCGACGTTTCCAGAAATAGAGGCAGTCGCTAGAGAAGCGCCGGCCTTCAGAGGGGTACGGTCATTGGAAGCACTGATAGCCGAACTGCTGTTAAAGTAGGCGCCAAGTGCCGACGCCGAGAGGCCAATTGCACTCGCAGGATTATTCTCATCAAAAACAGACGAGGAAAGTACCATGATTCCGGCTTGGTAGAATATCACGCCGTGACTAGATGTGTTTAAACTGTTTGACGTAGATGCTGTAATGTCATAAAGGACTCCGTAATCTCCGCCTACTGTGTTAGTAGTGCCCTCGCCGGTTGCCGAAGCTTTAATATCAGCTAATACGACTGGCAATGATGTTGCCGCTAAAGCGCCGCCGGCAGGGTTCGCTTTTCCGCGACCAAGTGTAATTGAAAACGTCCCTTTCTTGATTTGATCTTTTGTTATCAAACGTGCAAATGATAGAAAAAAGCAGTTCTTCATAGAGCCGGTCGAATCCAGCGTTAAGTCATTCTCAAACAATCTTACAACATTATTAGAACCGGTATAACCAAGTAGAACCTGAGAAAATTGATTATACATGTTAATTTTCTTGGTGTTCATAGCATTGACAGAGGCGCTAAGAGCGGAACTCTCGTCATAACCACAACTAAGATCGAAGACGTGGTTAGCTGATGAACTCAGGTATGGATAATCGTAAACCGACTGGAACATACCGTGGACAAAGTTTTTGATGTTTTCATCATTATATGTCCCACTGACAACCGCTCCGGTGAGAGGAATAACTTCGTGTAGAATTGTTTTTGTCGTAGTGACATCGGTGTTTACATTTAAAGGTTCGTAAGAAACAGGCATTCAATTTTCTCCAATTTTATGATTGCGATAATTTTATAATTCTAATAGGTATCTGTAAAGAGGCGTTTGAGGCTAATCCTTGCACGTATACTGTAGTATCTATATAATCATACAGCTGAGAAGCACCAAATAAGTTTTGTGTGACTGAGCCAAATCTAGAGTAATCCGCTTGGGTAATATCCGTCCGCAAAGAAAGGTTAAAGGCGACAACTGCCCCGCGGGGGCCCGCAAAGGCAGAAAATTGGCCAGAGATATCGTCCTGATCTCCAGATGACATCTTAATAACACGGTTAGGCGAGGCGTCAATAATCGCCGAATCATAGTCCGCTAGATTTCTTGCTTTACGCGTATTTTTGGCGCCAGTTAAAGTAACGCTAAATGTTGCTCCACCGTTCACGTTGTTAGCAAAAGTTACTTGACCTGATGGCCCTAATGCTGTGGATATAAAGCGGCTATCATATTTTACACTAAATTGACTATCCATCAACCCAACTGATGTAATATACGTTGCTTGGTTTGCTATCGTAGCAGCGAGATCTTGAGTTTTTAAACCTGTCTCGATAACTAATTTGTTCGTACTAATGGACCCTTCGTCTAAAATATTTCTCTGGTTGGCTCCCATCTCGATCATTTTTTGAGCAGTATTCAATCCCTGGGAAGTGGTTTTAGTATTGTCTGCTAGGAAAATAACACCACCGCCGGCAGAATCAGTAGCAGAAAACTGCACAATTTGAGAATCAAACGTTTTTTGGTTTACTTCTGCACTGGGAAGGTATAGAAGATCTTGACGCGGATAAGAAACTAAGCCATAGTTAATGTTAGCATTCATCTGTGTGAAGGCTTCAAAAACTGGGGTCTGTAAAATCTCTAGGTCATAGTACGCCGAGCCGGATGGATGATCTTTATTGTACAGCCCATAATCAATTTCATCGTCTCCAATAGTAAATTTAGTAATTCTAAAGTTACCATTTGCCATTCTTTTGCGGCCAACGTCAGTCAAAACTGCGTCCAGAATAATGTCTCCGGAGTTATCTAAAAATGCCATTTAATTTCCTCTCTCTATAAATAGTCTTGGTTTTTTTAATCTTCGTCATCTTCTTTTTTTAATTTTTTGGTGGGATCACTATAAGTAATATTTAAATCGATTTTTTTGCCAGTTTTCTTAGAAGTTAGTCGAATCTTAAAAGTTTTATCCCAAATCAGCTCTTCTGCGGTTCCTATTTCAACCTTTTCATATTCCTCTGATGCTGTGAGTCCAAAATTTGCAGCTGTCGTATTCATGTTCGTCTGGGACAACTTTGGGGTTAGTTGAATTAACTTTCTAAATGAAATTGATGTTTCTTTGTGACTGGGCTGGAAGAGATCTTCTTCGAATAACACCTCAAAATTAGCATATTTGTAGCCGCCATCATTGACCAACTCAGCTTCTAATATAGTTTCAACATTGCCAGGTATACCCAATTCATTGACTGCTCTAAATAGATAATAATATTTTGTATTTGACTTTACAATATCATCAAAAACAGCAGTTGTGTATGTAAAATTTGATCTTGGAATTTTTAATGAGATGGTTTTATATAAATTTCCTGAGAATTCTTTGAAGCTTTTAGGCCTTTTGTTTAAGCGGTATACTTCAATTGAGCTAGCGGGGGATATAGTTGATTCCTTGTAGCTTAATGGCGTGGTTAATAAATAATCTCTCGCATGCAAATACTGCGTTCGAGTAACTTCGTCTGAATCTAATATTATGCGGGGATAAAATCTTTCTGACGGAGATTGATAATAAAGTTCAAAGTTTAATCTGCTAGAGTTATCCTTATAATGGTATGGTACAGCGTCAATGTTACTTGGCGGATTATCCAATATTCGATAAGTCTTAGATGCTATTGGGATCTCAACAATTCGAACAGACGGCTGGCACGTAGCTAAAAATTGCGCTACGTATGGCGGAAGCACCCCTCCGCCTTCAGATTTTTTAGCAGAAGCAGCAATTCGCTGGGCATCCGTGGCCACTCTACTTATTTCTTCACTAAGCGCAGCGGCGGGAAGATCTGTGTCGTACACTATGTCTTCTAGAAGATCTGACGATCTATTTCCGGTAAAGGGGTCGTAATATTCGATACAATACGCGTCTGGTGGTGGTGGTGGGGTGCCCTCAATACCGGTTCCAAGGTCCACGGCTCCTGTCCATCCTTCTTCAGCGCTTACTTGTCCTATAATCCGACTAATTCTGAGATCAGAGTATTTGTACTTGAATCCCTCAACTATGTAATACGCATAAACTCTGTAAGTATAGTCAGTATCATATTTTACTTGAGTATCTAAGAAGTTCATCTCTTCAAGACCGGAGCCATTAAAAATCCAAAAATTCTGCAGAGCATTCTGAGTATTTGCATCGCCAGATGGTGGGCCCCCGATTTTTTCTATTCTGTATGCGAGAACCTCATTATATTTAGGATCTGGATTGAGGCTTGCTAAAGTATCTGCATCTGAAAAGTCTACCTTCGTTCCGTCACCGTATACTTGAGAATTTAGGATGTCTCCGATACTATTAACCCTATAGCTGGACAAATTTGGGGCCTGTCGCGCAAGACAATTTTCAAATGTTTTCACTATATTTCTGTTATTATAAGCCCGGTATATTCCCCTAGTGTCATAAATTGATTTAGTGTCTATGTTCTCATAATCCATTACCATGAAATCTTCAAAGTCATCGGATATTTTATTATAATTGTATAGAAGCGATTGAATATAATCCACACTTCGATGTTCGACAATACCGGTGGTACACTCAACACCATTGGCAGTCATCCCAATAGAAGATGATAAAAACTTTTGATTTTTTAAATATTGCATTCGCTCTATTGGTACCGTGGCATCTCCCTGACGTAGGAATATTTCTTTTAGGTTGCGCAAGAACATTGTGCTGTAATCATTTCGTGCAATGTCCTGCGCATATTTTTTTGTTGCATGAGTTGGGAAAGTTATTTTATTGCAAAATGGAACCATTTTTTCATACAAAAATGCATTTGAATCGTTTCTTAGAAATGATTCAACAGAATTTGCATTAAAAAGAACATTTGAAAATCTATTATGAAGATAATTCCTAGTACCACGTGAAACTTTATTAGAATGATTGACAAATGTTGTGTTGAGGTAATTTAAGTAATTCATAAATTGAAGCGGGGTGTTTTTGTTTGGACCGGACGCTTCTGAAGTTGAAGGCTCATAGTCACCGGCGGGGGGCCACTCCAATAATGACTCAATATGCTCAAGAGTCACTTGTCCGTTTCTGGTATAGTATTCTATAATATTTGGGTTAAGATATCTGGCGTCCGGCGCACTCGTATACGAAATGCCGGGAGGACCAAGACGCTCAACTAGCGGAACCTTTGCTAGTATTTCGTAAGCTGCGGGAGTCTCTGCTACCAAATTAGTTAAATACCAATTTGGCAATTCCTTTTCATTTTCTATATCATCGCTATATGATTGATAATTTCTTACAAAAAAATTATACCTACTCCCCAATTCAATATAAGAATAAATCATTTCTGGATTTTTTAAATATTGTTTTTGAATATTAGGGTACGGTCTAGTTGTGGTAAACCAGTGATCATCGTAAACCGCTTCATTATAAATGGGGGATATGTCTGTATAGAGAAAGCGACCTCCTGTGAAAAGTAGCTTCCAATATTTATTGCCAAACATTATATCAGACAAATATTCTGCTTCTGGGTCTCCATCAATTTTGCAAACAAACTGAACGTATGGCAATATTATATCCTGAATATAAGGCGAAAATTCATCGTACCCGCGAAGTTTCACATCCAATGTATCCGGCGACATGTCTTCACTCGATGGAGTTCCAAGAGGTGTTGCTAGTTCATTTATCTCTTCTCCCGTCAGAGAAGCCACGGAATACAAATAAGAACTTTGAAATGAATTTGATTTAAATTTAGCAAATGATGGTGGAACTGTGTACTTGCCTTCCTCGTTGGGAACATTCATGAAGTAACCACCTACAAAATTTCTGAATGCATCACTTGAGCCGGCTAATAAGTTTAAGTCTACGTACGAACACCCGATCGATTCCTGCGGGTCAATCAAATCTTCTGATGGTGTTGCTGTCAACTCCGCAAACGTTAGTTTGACTCCATCAATCACGTCAGTAAGAGCTTCGGACGCGGCTGGGTCAAGATCTTCAGATGCGGGAGATGGTATAACTGCTCCTGGGGGGGAACCTGGAAAAAATGGAGCCACTAGTAACTACCTCCGCCGCCGCCCATACCGCCGCCACCGCCGCCGCCTGTGCCAAAGCCAAAGCTAGACGGAATGCCCATTCCGGATCCGGGAGAGGGCGGGGTAAGACCTGTTCCACCTGTTCCTCCAGCGGAGTCGACAGGCAACAGCCCTGCGCCGGCGCCTTCAGAACCCATGAACGTGTACCCCGAACTCATTGGTGCTGCGGGGAACGACCCACCATAATCCATACCCAGATCTCCGCCGGCTTCCATCATCATACGAAATTCTTCCGCGGTCAATAAACCTTCGCCAGGATATTTGACTGGTCGACCACCATTTCGTTTTGAGCCGGCTCTAATAGATGAATCAAGGATTTGAGAAATAGTGACGTCCTCCATTGTTTCTTTTTGGGTAATTTTTTGATATCTTTCATTTGACATTTTTAACCTAGGTATTGTTCGGATAACATCATTTCTTGGGACAAAACCTTCTTCCAGACCATCTAGAATAGTATCTAAAGAGTTGTTCAGGCGCTGAAACGTCTCCTGATAGGGTTCACCGTCAGCTAATTTTGAAAAACCGAATGTTTCTTTTAGTGATATCTTCTCAGACTCTCTCCAAGAAACAGGATCGAAAGGATCAGTTAATCTTATGGTGCCATAAGTTGTATTAGAATCAAATGGATACCCCACGGTGGGGTGCGTCTCGTACGAGTCGACGAGAGTGACGCTTCCATCTGATCCAATCGTGCCCATGCCGGCGCTGATACCAAATGATAGTCCATTAATATAATCTGTCCAACCGGTAGTTAGACCTTGATCTGGGTCTTCATAAATGTTATTGAATTCTGTCCTCCATACCGCAACAGATCCAGAACATCTTTCTTTCCAGAGATCGTACCAAAGGCCTGTATTGGCTGCCCTTGGAAAAGTTACAACACCCCACCCGCCGGCGGACGTGTCCCAAAAAAGCGACCCGTTGATGCATCCGGGGAATATGGTCGATGAGCGAGCGCCGAGATCTGGCTTGGCGTACCTTATTCCATAACTATCTTCTGTAAGGGTTGTTGTTTCATCTAAGTGCTCCACTGGCCAGGTTTCGCCGTCGTTTAGAGCGGATATTTCATCGGTTATTCTTTGCGATAAATCGACCTCGGCCATCAAAGTGGTAGTATTTCCATATGGCGTGTACGGTGTGTCGGCGTCAGCGCTGAACAACTCAATCTCGGCGCCGTCCGCGGACGAATAAGCGCCGGCGTCTCGCAATTCTTGCCCGATTCTTTGACCGCCGGTGGCGCCATATCCTGTATTGTGGCCTGGGTAAGTTGTGGCTGAAAAGTCCGTGCTGTACTCTACATATGTTCCGTATGACGGATCGCTACCTCCAGAATCAGGATTCGGTGATTCTGGAGTTGTTACCGTGTACGATACAACGTAAGGGGTGCCTCCAAAGCCCGCTCCAGTGTGTCCATTTGCTGCCATCTTCTATATACTCCTGTCTCTTGAACTAAAAATACTTATTTTTTCCAAAATAATTCTTACTTTGATTTAAAATTGTCATGTTTGATAACACAAATGAAGGATCAGATTGTACAAAAATTTCTTTAGTTGTATCACTTTTTGGTATCTTATAATCTTTTACAAGACTCGGCCCATCATCAAGTTGATAAAATGGATCGTCAACACTAACAAATTTGTCTGTTGCTAATACAAGATTGTTGACTGTGTTTGAAAACTCTTTTTTGTCAAAAATATACTGGCTATCAATAGTCTCCTTATTGGAGTTACACTCTAGCAGAGAAAAATCAGAATCTATATCTGTTATAGACACATTCATTGCAAACAAAACTTCTCGGGCGGTTTGTGCTCTATTTGTTTTTCTTCCAGGGGCTGCGCGCAATGATCTTAAATTTGGATGTGGGCCGGTTCTTTGTGCGACTGCTGCTCTTGCAGCTTCAATGTTAAACAAAGTTGGTTCGCGCCGGCGATCAACAACTTTGTCAATAAAAATTTCTTGATTTCTTCTTCTAGATGCACGGGCGTTGTGTCTTATATTTGATACCTTTTCTGGATCTTTGAAAAACATTTGGCTACTCCTTGTCTGTAATTAGTAATAGGGCTAAAATACTGTCAACACTACACATCAACATCATCGATACCCATTGTTAAACTTAATTCATCCGCGACTCTTGTATAGTCTCCAATGTGATCTGTTATTCTATCTTTGACAAATCCACCGAATCGGAAATTTCGTTCACTGCCTATACTGGCTGCATAATCTTTGGCCATGGCGTTTATTCTCGTAAGCTGAGAGTCCATTAATTCACACTGTTGTTTAAACTCCACAAGAACCTGTAGCGTGCCAGTTTCTGGTCTTATCATTTCTAACATATTGTTGGCGGTTTGCATCATCTTGTCCCACTCTCCGCCAAACACATCTGAGAAAATAAGCTGGTATAGGTGATAAATTGCTATCATCTTAAACCAAGGCGACTTTCTGGGATCCGGATGTTTAGTTAGCATAGTTTCAACAAAAAAGTTATTGAAACGAGTTGTAAAATCATTAAACGAGCAGTTTTCTTCAGCAAACTCGTAATATTCGCTCATAAAGACAGAATAAATATCACGGTACTTTTTTCCTAGGGCTTTAATAATATCGTCACTGTTGTCTTCTATGGTTATGTCAATAGAATATTTATCTACAAAATAACCACCGTTAAAATCACTATCTACGCCCCCCAATGTGGCGCCATAATCATCCTCACCTTCTGCCGTATTGTTTCCAGCATAAACTTGGTCGTCATCCGTAAAATATTGGTAGTAAAACATAAAAAGCCTGTAGTTGTTTGTCCAGGTTTCTTTTGAGCTACCGAACGAGACGTCTTCAAAGCCCGGAAAGCCGAATGATCTTTGCACAACATGTGAAAACTCATCATACGCTTTCGATTCTGCGAGGTGTTGCATATCAACTTCTGCCATACCCATCGGCGAATCGACTTCTGGGGTGCCGCCACTTGTATAATATGTTGTATCAGTTATTTCATCAAAACTAGTATCACTTAATATGTTTACCCGATTATATACCAGAGGGGTTAAATTGACGGCCTCGGTAGGAATAACAAGCTGTAAAAAATCATAGGTGTAAGGAACATTCGTTATATTTTTGTATTTCAATCTCATAAAGAAGTCTCCCCGTGAGCCCCAGTTATGATTGTAATATATGCATTCTTTCATCTTAATTGCTGAATTAGTTATTTCTTGTGCTGACGGCATATAGGCCATAAGTCTATCGACGTTTAGGAAATTAGATATTACTGATCTTTTTCTAATATATTTTTCCATATCAAAAAAGAAGTTTCCATATTTTTTTACAATAATATCGGTTTCTGCTAGGGCAGAATGGACGCCGGTATCGCTCGTAAAACCTTCGAAGGCGCCTTCAACGATCAAAAGTTCCTGGATAATCTCCTTGATTCTTGCTAAGTTATCTGAAAGCTTATTTCTTATGAAATTGCGCGCATCGTGACCAAAAGATATTACTTGATAATTTCTACTGGTTGACGTGCCACTATCTTCGCCGCGGGAGGTGTCATCATCTTGAAATTTATCTTGTATCTCATAGTCTCCATATGGAAACCAGCACCCATTGGTGGAGCGCGTTCTAATATTATGAACGCTTGCGGTTTTCCAACTGTTGCTGATGTATTTGTAATTAAAAGTTGAGTTTTCTGGGCACACACCAGTTGCAAGAATAAAGGTACAAAGACGGTTTGATAGATATTGATTTAAATACACTTCCAGCCTGTCGAGAAGGCCTGTTGATAAAATCTCTGCTGTGCCTTGTCGCTCAGTAGCTGTATTAAGATCAGTACCGCTTAGTTTGGTTATTTCGTTTTTTAACCAAAGATACAGTGATCTTCCTATTTGGCCCGGAAGATCCTTTAAGTATTCGTCCAGTTCGGTGCCCGTATTGAGATCATTTACACTAGTATAATCGGGATTAATTCCCATAGATTCTTTGAGCGCTCGAATCTCATCATCACTCATGCCTGAGTCGCCACCCGTAAAGGCTGTGACCAAATCACTATTTGTAACATTAGTGCCGTCGCCGCTCGAGTATACTTGATATACGGAATAATCATCGTCACCACCCATGACATTGAGCACGGTTGCATCTGATGGAACTGCTGTTGGATATTCAACACCGCTGGGTGAAAGGTCTATACTGGTAAAACCATTAATTGGATCAATTCCAAATATTCTGCTTAATAATTTTATTATTTGTCCTTGTACTTCTCTTACATTTTTACGAACGATATGAACAATACCAGAAGGCGCATCCTTTCGTTCCGGATAGTAATCGCCGCTCTCGCCGAGAGCAGAACCAGACCTGGACTTTACCATCGTGATTGGGTTAATCCCACCAATTCTTTCAACATGATTTTCCATAAGCCATTCAGCCCATTCATAGCCAGTTATATCTCCTTGATCAAAAGTCCACCACTCCGCACTAGTGCCGGTGGGGTTAACGATCATCGAATCTCCGGGGCCAGCAGATCGCCGAGGAACAAAAACTGTAATTTGGTCGATAGCGTGTGAGCTATTACCAAGACTAGTCGCTGTGTGGCCGGGATACGGATGATTGGCTGCGGGGTGCGAGCTAGAGTCTGCTCCAAACAATTGCCAAGCAGAATACATCTCTCCTCTATCGCACCTAGACAATATTGTTGATGCCATTTTGGTACAGGTCGATTCCACGTTCTCATAAAAGAAAGCCTTTCTATTCCAACCGGATGTGTCCATTGTGGCGGCGTCCGTGCCGCTGCCGCCGTGTGGTATATCTATACCGAACGCGTCGTTATACTGAGACCAACTGTTGCCAGCCTGAGCATCTTTAAAATTCATTAAGTCCCTATACGCATATTTCCAGCTAGCTGGTCTCCACGTGTCGTCGTCGGCATCGCAGCCATCTCCCCAATTTAGGCCATCTGGTGCTGTTCCCCAGGGATGATCGATTAGGAAGGTTCTCCATCCTGAGTGATATTCTCCGTATCCAGTACCCATATCTCCAGTAGCATATACAAAGCGGCCGGCCCAGTTGTTAAATGACCAATCGAATGCTCGACGGGCGGCGCTCTCGATTACTTTAAGAATAAAGTTGTTTGCTGTATCATTTCCTCCAAAAGCTACTTCTGGGCGGGCAAGGGGAGCAGCGAAGCCTCCAAGGCCCCATTCGCCGCGCGACTCTTCTGCGGTTGTAAACGATACATCATCCCAATCAGTAGTTGGGCCGTCGCCGCCGTTAACAAAATCAAACCAAGAATGATCCGTTAATAATGTGTCTAGTTCGTTCATAAGTTGGGCGCGTTTGGCATCATAAACCTCCTTCCTCTCAGTGGGAGAAACTGGGAGTTCTGCAGCGCCAGGATAAGCAGAAGGCTGATTTGCGATGGGTACATATTTCGCCACAGCGCTGGCGAATAGGTTCTTGTTGACATAGATAAACTCTCGCACATCGTCATTATCTATAAACGATGTGGCGTCAAAAGAAGCCGGGGTGAATGCTCGAGCGTCGACTATTTTATAGTTTTTAAATACTCTTTTTATCACCTCATCTTGCTGCATTAATAGCTGATCAACATTAAATATTAACCTTCGGAATCTCTCATACAGAACACTGACTTGGCTAGCCCCCACTTGTTCGGGAAAAACATCTGCGGCTTGTTCTAGTTTTTTTAAAAATTCGAGGGAGTCTTTATGGGTATATACCATCATGTTTATTTCGTCAATAACCTCTCTCATCTGTAAATCAGAGAGATATGACGGCCTATATTCGGACAAAAGCTTGCTGAGGGATTCTTCTATTTCTGCGGCCCCAAATTTATCTGTTTTGTAAAATTTGCCATTCAATGCCTTAAGCGGAGGATTAGGGTAATAAACGCCGGACTGATCCACATATGAAGCATCACCGTAAGTTATCAAGGAGTTATTTTTCCTTATTTGTTCATAAGAAACATCACTAAAATTTAAAGTGTATGCCGCGGTGCTTAGGCGGGTCATGGGCCCGTACGGTGCGCGCACATCTCCTACTGATATGGCAGCAAAAGCAGTCAATTCATCAATAGATGAAAAATCAAGAACAAATGTGTCTATCTCTATTTGAGACATTCTTATAATAGGGTTTTCATCTTTATCAAAAGTTGTGGTAAATCTTACCGTATCATAGAACTCACTTAGTGGTATCGTAATGACATAAAGGCCGGAGGGTTCCAATAGCTCTAGTATCTCTGTAATATCATTTATACCTGAGTGTGGGGCCCCACCTTCAGGGCTAGCAAATGCAGGTTCCGCGCGGAACGCTTCAGCTGGATTTCCGGTTGTAGGTTGCATGAACGACTTTAGTGCCAATCTAGATTTCTTAAGCTGGTCTCCAACTCCATTTCGTGCTATAATCAAATTTATGTAAAGAGGTTCCGTCGAGCCTCCGTCAACCGTTGATCTGGCGCTAAACAATTCGTTGGAAAAATTTTGAGCATCAAATCCTTCAATTGTATTAAACAAAACGGAAATCATAAACTTCATCCTAGTAGTAGAAGCTACCTGATCTACAATTTTGTCAGCCTGATCCGAAAACTTTACAGTCGTTCTTGCTTTTTGAACTAAGTCTCCAAAATCTTCATCACTTAAATTAATCGTCTCAAGCCGAACAATGTCGATAATTGGTGTCGGTAAATGGCGACCTAATAGGTCTACTAAGTTATCTTGCAGTTTTAAGGACATATTTCTGGTTCAACCTCGCTTCCATAGATATCATTATAAGCATCTTCTATGTTGTTATCTGTGCAGTCTAGATCTAAATCAATATAGTAAGACGTTTTATTGTAAATTTTCATTTTTTTGCATACAATTTCTGAATCAGCTAACGCATCATTTTTAAAATCAAAATAATAATCCACCGAAGTTAACGGCGGACTTGAGATTGATATTTCACTATCTGGCGCTGGTCGAGTCATTATTCCGTCTATTATTTGCGGTGTTTCTGATTCAAAATATTTTCTTTGTAATACGGAGCCTGTAATTAGAAATACTTCTATATCAAAATTCTCAGTAAGTAGTTCTGTGTTTACTTCATCTACGTATATAATAGGATCTTGCTTTTTAAGTCGAATGTAGTTTTGATCAGAAAAATTAGGCGTTTTGTTTATCATTTCAGATAATGTTAGCTCACCACTCTCGCTGGGAATAGGGAACTCTGACGAACGTATTTCTTTCTCGTACTCGACTACGATATCTACTTGCGGGATGTTCACGGATGCAGAGGAAGAAGAGTGCAGAAACATTGATGGCGAAGAGCCAGTAATTTTTCCATTTAGTACTACTATTTTCCAAGCCGGCGCCACATTGGTATCCTTACTTGATAACATTGCATCGCCTATTGCTGAATCAAATTTAAAAGTATCTTGCCTAGGCAGGTACTGAATTGGCTCAACGTCGGCAGCAAAATAATTTTGCGTTCTCCTGAAGGCCCATTCGTAGTAGCTCCGGTCTTCTTCCGACAAATCTTGCGCAGCCAAATCTGGAGGCATTCGAACAAGTTTTTGTTGGGCACTGTTAACGTCTTCGAATAATACCATACTTCCAAGGTAGGAAGTGTCGTTTTTAATTCTTTCGTTGATTGAGTTTTGAGATTCGCTAATATTGCAATATTGATAATCATATATAACGTTATCATCAAAAAAAGCATATTGTGAAGCTTTATATTTACCAACAGAGAGAAGGTATCGTCCGTATGCAGTGAGCCTTAAATCATAGACTCTTTCTTTTTTATCTAAAATATTTGCCATATAATAATTACACTTTTATTGTTTTTTCTTCAATTCAACTTTCTTTTTAGCTCGTTGTGTCTTGTCTAACACTTGATTTTGCTTACCTATATTCTGATTTGTGTTGGACTGAAGCCCAGGGGTTCCTTTGTGTCTATTGAACTTGATGTCAACATCTAGCCTAATTGACTCAACAATCGATACAAAATCATATGGCCAGTTAAATCTCAAATACCTAGGATACTGGCCGGCCCAAGGGACAAATCCCTTCTGGTTGAAAACAGGTTCACCAGCCTGAGTAACCAACATATCCTTGTAAGATGATTGGCTACGTTGTTTAACTTTGAAAACCATCCATCTCAAGTTTGGATTGGCGAGTAAATTTTTCTCTGTTAGCAGTTCATTATTACCTAAAGTATGAGCTACGCATTCTTTTTCCATACTCATTCTGGTATAATTTCTAGGAGCAAGGTTCTGCCATATATACGATAAATCATCTTGATCCAATTCATACTTAAACTCAAATATGTACATTACAATCGGGTCTAGCTGTTCATTTTGTGCAAAATCAAATTGCGGCGGAAATACATATCTTTCCATTGTTTGCATCATGTGTCTAATCGAGGCGCCCGAGGCTCCGAGGTTGTCGCCGGTTTGACTTTTTGCTTGTGCTTTCATTGCAGCTTTAAATCTCTTACGAGGAATATTGATAAATCTCTTTCTTAATTGAGCATTTGCGCCGGCTGGCTGCTGTTCGTCTGGCTCGAGCCCCTCCATTACATATGGAATCGCCACAACTGCTTCTCGGATGGTTTGTTTCTCTGCAATTTCACCAATTCGTGTAGTTGAGTTGTCCTCGTTAAAACCCATTAATTTTGAAAAAGATTTCATATTTTTATATACGTCAGGACCTGAGCCAGTATTATAGTTATTGTATGCGCTAGAGCCTGTTACAACTTCATAGTGCCACCTGAGCCACGTTTTTGGAATTTCGCCAATTTCTAAGAAAATTCCCTTGTTAGCTTCGTCCGGTATCACGCCAAATTGGTGCCACATACCACGTGGAACAGATCCGGAACTATAGAGTGGATTCGACAACGTACTGCTTCCAGAAGGAAGGCTGCCAGATTGGGTAGCCGACGCAGATGAAATACTAGCTGTGATGGGGTGAACACCCGAATCAACAAAGTTCAGCATTGGAGTTTCAAATTTAGTTTGAATAACCCACCGGTCGGCGGCGACTTCGTTTGTTTGACTAGATGTGTCTCCAAATTTATCCGTTGTTGTCTTTTGAATCAACTCGACACCAAAAAGATTGACGGATGCATCTAGCTGCATTGCATTTGAATCAATATTTTGACTATTATAGGGAGCAAAATTTAGCGGCCATCTATCTATAGACTCTGTGCTACCGGGTGAAACTAACTCCAAGGACATATCACTAACAAGCGTTCTCGCATAGTAGCCCGGTTTTGCAGCGTGGAGGTCGTTCCTGTCTGCTCCAGGGTCGTATCTTCTTTTTACTACATTGACCTCTTGCAAAATTGCCTCTAGATCATAATCAACATTTGCACGAGGATAGAATATGAAATCAACCCAAGACTCACCGTGATAATAAGGAGGAGTCCAAGCCCAGTTATAACCATTAAGTGCGTCTTTGACTCCATATGCCGACGCAGATAATGAAAATTGGTGAGATAGGCCGCTAATGATGGATAGCTTGTCTGCGGCCGGTACATTGCCCCAATCTCCCGGTGTGCTTCCGCCTGAACCAGTAGCAGGTGGCCGGCCGCTAAGAGGGGGTCCAAACGCGGTGGGTCTGCTGTACATAACGAAATTTTGCTTGAAGGACGGATTGAGGCCTGGATCTTGTGGGATTTCAAAGCTGGCTCCGGAGATAAACTTCTCTGGATCCGTTGGGCTTGCTACACCAGGGCGCGAAAGATTTTTAAAGTATGCCTGGGCACCGTCAAAAGCATATCCCAAGTTGCTGCCTGAGTAGCCCCGCTCCCAGTCATAAGATCTGACACCATCATAGGAGCACCTCATTCTAAGGCGCGCGCCAAATGCTTCGCCGGTTTTGAACTTATATTTTTTGACGTTTACACCGTTAGAAGCTAATCGACTGTAGCGTTTATCTCTCAAGAAAAACTTTCCAACTTCTGCAACAAAGTTTGATGCCATAAGGTTATAAACGGAACCACCGGGTGCAGAATTCAGAGAAGCAGTGATTGGTTTTGGCATAGACGCCGATGGGTGGGGTTCACACTCAACAATTCGAAGATTATTAAGATATGCGGTTGGATTTACAAGCGCCTCAAATGGAATTCTATCTTCAAAAAACGTTCCAGAAATATATCCTAATTCATGCGTTGCACTCTGATCGTTGTCTTTGGGTTTTGAAATTTTCCCAAGAGCACCGGTTATTGTTACATCTGTATTCATTATCCAGTTTTCATTATAGAAGGAGGAACTGCCCCAGGAGATTGATGCTGTAACATGTTGTGGCTTGAGCTTTTGCCCCTCTCCAATAATAGGATAATCCACCGCAATACCGGCTTTGATGGAGTTAAACAAAATGCCAGGGGAAAACAGCGGCTGATAAACAGGTCTGACGTAACTAAATTGTTCAATAGCAGAGCCCGTTTGTACCAATTCTCTATTGTCTTTTGTCAAATACGAAACTGTGGTGTAATCAGCATATGATTTTGAAAACTGATTTACAAGCTGTAAAGAGCGATCCGCGGGATAGAAGCCCTTATACGGATTAAATTTAATCGCTGCTTCACAAGTAAGTTTTATCTCTTCCGCCTTGAGACCTGACATTTTTCTAACGTCTAGGAAATTTTTCAAGAAATCTGAATTACTATAATCTTTATAGAAATTTTGATCGGAACTGTTTAGATACGTACCTGGAATAGAAAGCATTTTGAAATCTTGAGTTTCTGTTGTTCCCATATTCATATACTTCTCTACATGTTCTGATACTCTATACTCTGGCACCACGACGAAGCCTTTAGCAATAGTTTTAATATCCTGCCTAAAGTGATCGTAGTTATTATACCAAGGTTTCGA